ATGGCCCGGCAGCGATGGACGCAGCAGCGGGTGGCTGACGCGGTCGGCATGTCCCAGCAGGCGCTGTCCGCGCGGCTTCGGGGCGTGCGTCCGTTCGACACCTCCGAGCTGGAGCGCATCGCCGCGGCATTGGACGTGCCCGTCACGCAGTTCTTGCCCACCCCAGAGCGGGTCGGGTGACCCCCTTCCCGTGGCAGAAGCCGACCGGCGCGCCTCGCCCGTCGACGGTCCCGAAGCCGCGGACCCCAGGGAAGCCACCCAAGCCCAGCAAGCCCAAGGGCGCGACGCGCCCCATCCCACGGAGGGGATGACTGGAGATGACCGACACCCTGCGACACAGCGACCTCGCCGCCCTCGCGGCGGCCCTGAACGACCAGCGCACCCGCGCCCTGGACCTGGTGGTCCCGGCCCGGGAGATGACCTTCGACGGCGCCGCGCTGCGGCTGCGGGACGTCGACCCGGTCCTGACCGACGACGGGGTCACCGACCCCAACGGCCGGTATGTGCCGACCGGCGTCGGTGACGAGGGGATCGCCGAGAAGCTGGGCATCCCGATCAAGTACCTGCGCCGCCTGCGCGCCGAGGCCCCCGACCTGTACGACGCCAACGTCAACGGCTGGCTGTCCCGCTCGGCCGACTCGTACCTGGTGCGGCTGCTGCGCGGCGACGCCGAGACGGTCGAGTCCCGGGGCGTGCTGCGGGCGTTCCTGTCCGACCGGTACCGCACCATCGACAACTTCGACGTTCTGCTGGCCGCGTTGCAGGGCATCCAGCGGGCGGGCGTCGACATGCCGGACATCAGCGCGGACCTCACCGACCGGCGCATGTACGTGCGGGTCACCCACCCCGGCGTCGCCGTCTACGCCCCGCAGCTGCTCGACGGCTACCGGTCCCCGTTCAGCGGCCGGACCGGCACCGATAACCCGGTCGTGTTCGCCGGGTTCGTGATCGCCAACTCCGAGACGGGCAACGGCGCGTTCAGCATCACCCCGCGCATCGTCGTCGAGGTCTGCAACAACGGCATGACCATGACCCGCGACGCGATGCGGGAAGTGCACATCGGCGGTCGGCTCGACACCGGTGTCATCCGCTGGTCGGCGGACACGCAGCGCAAGTCGCTGGAACTGGTGACCGCGCAGACCGCCGACGCGGTGGCGACGTTCCTCGACAAGGACTACGTCACCGCGAAGGTCGCCGAGCTGGAGCAGGCCGCCGACGCCGCGGTCACCGACCCGCAGGGCGTCATCACCACGGTCAGCCGCAAGCTCGGGTTCACCGAGGCACAGCAGACCACGATCCTCGACCACTTCATCCGGGGCGGACAGGTCACCGCCGGGGGCGTGCTGCACGCGGTCACCTCGGCCGCGCAGACCCTCGACGACGGCGACGCCGCCTGGGACATGGAGGCCGCCGCGCTGCCCGCCCTCGCGCTGGCCGCCGCCTCCGCCCGATAGCCCTCCTCCCCCCAGGGGTGCCGGCGGTGCCCGCCCTTGCCGCTGATCCGGCAGCGCACGGGGCGGACCCCACCGCCGGCACCCCACCCCCAGCCCTTCCGTAGAGGACGTGATCAGAGATGACCAAGGTCGCCCCCGTCGAGGTCGTGTACCAGCAGCTGCCCGGCCCGACCGACGAACCGATCTCCCCCGCCCTGCTCGCCGAGGTGACCGGCATGGGCTACTCCACCGTCACCCGCCACCTGCGCGCCCTCGCCTCGGCGGGCCGCGCCGACAAGGTGGACCCGACCGAGCGCGGCGCGCCGGTGCTGTGGTTCCGCACCGACGCCGACGCCGCCTCGACCCCGCAGACTCCGGCCCGTCAGGAACCGGTCCGACCGACCGCTGCCGCCCAACCTGACGGGCCGGGCCAGCACCCGCAGTCGCGAGCGGGTGACCCGGCCGACGCCCGGCCGGTAACCGAGCCGCAGGCTCTCGACCCCCAGCCTGCGCCGGAAGCCAGCGCGGAGAATCGCGGCTCCGCTGAGGCAGGCGAGCCGGCTGGTCCGGCGGTGGAGCTTCCCTCGCCGCCGGACCAGCCCGACCCGGACGACGTCGTCGCCGACCTGGTCGACGCCATCCGCGCCGACCTCGGCACCGCCGACGGCCCCGTGCCGCCGGTGCCCCTCACGGGCGACGACCCGCGCCCGGTGTCCGCCACGCCCGTCTCGGGTGGTGTCGCCGAGGTGGCCGAGTGGATGCAGTCGGCCCGGCCGGTGTCGCCCGCCCCGGTGGACGTCGTGGCGCCGCCGCCGGACCGGCTCACCGAGGCCGAGGCTCGCGCGCTGACCGCGGAGATCCGCGCCCGGGTCACCGACCTGTTGCCGCTGATCAAGACGGCGTTCCAGCGGCGCGCCGACCTGGCGTTGGGGTACCCGTCGTGGGCGGCGTACTGCGACGCGGAGCTGCGCGGCCTGCGGATGCCGCTGGAGGAACGGCAGGCCGCGACGGCCGCCCTGCACGCCGAGGGCATGTCGACCCGGGCCATCGCCGGCGCGCTGGGCACCTCCGACGCGACCGTCCGCCGGGACCTGCGAGACGCAGGCGCGACGGATGACGCACCTGAGCGAGTGGTCGGGCTGGACGGCAAGCGGTACGCGTCCACCCGGCCGACGACGGCTGCCGAGGCTGACGACCTGGCCTCGGCAGATGCGGGCGGTGAGGGGCTGTCTTCCAGCAGCCCCGTCGACACCTCCGCAGCCCCGGCCGCGCCCGTGGGGGCGGGCGCGGCCGGGGTCTCCCCGCAGGTCGACACGGCCGCCGAGGGCTCCCACGACCCGGCCCCGGCGGATGAGGTGGACAGCGCGGCGGGCGAGACCCGGCCGTCGACCGGCGCCGCCTCAGCCCTCTCCCCGGCCGACCCGGCCGGGGAGGGGGCAACCCCCGACCCGTACATCGCCGACCCGGCGCAGCGGGCCGCGTGGGTCGCGGACAACGCCCCCGGCTACGTGCGGGTGATCGACGGGGAGGCCACAGAGACGGCCGTCGACCCGCACGACCCGGGGCCCGTACCCGAGCCGCCTGCCCTCGCCCCTGGACTGGCCGATCTCATCGCCGCCCACCTTGACGACCTGACCCTGTCCACCGACGCGCTGGCCGGGCAGTTGCTGGCGGCCGGTCCGCACGCCGGCAACTACCTGCGCAGGCTCCGCGACCACCGCCACCAGGTGGACCAGCTCATCCGCCGTCTCGAAGACGTCGACGGCTGACAGAGATTCCGGTGCGGGCGTCCGCGACGTAGGACTCCGGACGCCCGTGCCGGCCAACAGAACCGGGAGGCATCCTCTCATGACCCAGCAGTCCATCCCACCGCCACCCATCGGCACGATCCGCCTCGCCGAACAGCGCATCCTGGAGGCCCGGCCACCCGGCTGTGACCGGCACCCGTCCGCCGCCGCGCTGGTGACGGTGGAGTCCCCGTGGTTCGCCGGCCGCCGCTACGGCACCCCCGCCGACGGCCCGAAACGGCAGCTGACCCTGTGCGGGCACTGCTACGAGCAGCACGCCCTGGTCCTCGACCTCGGCGGATGGTCGGTGGTCGCCGACACCCGGCCCCGCCTCTACGCGGAGGAAGACGCCCGCCGGCGGGGGTGTGCGCGGTGACCCGCCACACCCGGCCCCGCCCGGTACGGCCGTTCACCGCACCCCGCCCCGCCGGTCGTCCGGCTCCGGCCCGGCAGACCCGCCACGCCCTCGGGCACGCCGCCGCGACAGCGGCGACGGTGGCCGCGGGCGCCACCGCCGTGGTGTGGCTCGCCGCCCACGGGCGGCTCGCGCAGGCGGGCATCGCCACGCTGGTCATCGTCGTCTACCTGGTGGCCGAGGTGCTGCTGTTCCTGCGACGCCACCCGGCCCCGCGGCCCACCACTGCCGGTCCCCTCGCGGACTACACGCCGCAGACCGTCGACCGGCATCAGCAGTGGTGGGAGGCGACCCACCGATGACCAGCTACCCGACGACACCGTGCGGGTCGTGCAAGCAGCCGGTGATCTGGACGGTCACCGACAAGAGCAAGCGGATGCCCGTCGACGCGCAGCCCACTGCGGACGGAACGGTCGCGCTGACCGTCGACGGCAGCCAGGTCCGGTCCCGGGTGGTGGAGGCCAAGTTCCGGTTCGGCCGCAAAGACCTCCACAAGGCCCACTTCAGCAGTTGCCCGCAGGCGAAGACGTGGAGGCGGCGATGACCCCGACGAACGGGCCGGTGACGTTCCCCCCGACAGTGGTCGCGGCCACCGGCTGCCCGCACTACGTCACCACCGCGCACGGCACCACCCGATGCCGCTGGTGCACCGTGCGCCCCGTGGTGACGCCCCGCACCGTCCGGGGAGGTGGCCGCCGTGCTGCGTAGCCGTCTCACCGCGGCGCTGGCCGCCCGCCGCGACAACGACGTGGTCGCCGACGTCGGCGGCTGCCGGGTGCCGGTCGTCGCCGTCGACTACTGCCCCCTCGGTGACCAGATCGTGTTGCGCCTGGACCCCGACGAAGTGGCCGCCGTGCTCGCCGCGGCGGCCGAACCGACCGACCCGGAAGGGAACGGCAATGAGTGACACCCTGACCGTGCTGCCGCCGGACACCCCGGCCGCGGACATTCTCACCGCCGCCGCCGACGTCATCGCGCAGCGCGGCAAGTGCACCGGCGACTACACCGACGAGCAGGGCCGGGTGTGCGCGCTGGGGGCGCTGCGGCTGGTCCTCACCGGCGAGGCCATGCCGATGCCGTTCGACGACCGTGACCGGCAGGTCGCGTACATCGACGCCTTCACGACCCTCGGCCGGCACCTGGAGGCCGTCGACGCCAACGCGCCCGCGATCTACGAGTGGTCGGACGCGTCCACGCAGGACCAGGTGGTCGCCGCGATGCGCGCCGCCGCCGACCGTGCGCGGGTGACCCGGTGAAACCGAAGACGGTCGTGCCGTTGACCAACGGCGACGCGAAGAAAGCGGTCGCCCGGTTCGGGCGGTCACCCCGGGTGCCGGGGGTGCCGCTGCTGCCGGTCGGCCCGCCCGAGGATGTGTGGCTGGCCGCCCGGCGGGCCGGGCCGGACGGCTACCGGGTCGGCGCGTCGGAGCTGGCCGCCGTGCTGGGGATCTCCCCGTACGCGTCCCCGTTCTCCCTGTGGTGGTCGAAACAGGACGGCTGGGACGCGGAACCGGCCAGCCGCCGGCAGCGCTACGGCCACGCGGTGGAGGACGGCATCGCCGGCCTGTTCGGTGAGGACCACCCGGAGCTGCTGGTGTGCCGTCCCGGCGCCGGTCTGTGGGGGCATCCCGTCGAGCGGTGGCTGGTGGCCACGCCCGACTTCCTCGCCGTGGCCGCCGACGCGCCGCTGTGCAGCCACGGCGGTGACTGCCTGGTCCACCGGGACGCCGCGGGGCTGCACAACCTCGACGACCAGGGCGGCGTGCACGTCGAACCGGTGGAGTGCAAGTCCGACGACGGCGGCAAGGGCTGGGGCAAGCCCGGCACCGACCAGGTGCCCCCGCACCACCGGGTGCAGCTGCTGGTGCAGTGCGAAATCCTCGGCGCGCCGCGCGGCTGGCTGGTCCGCAAGGAACACGCCTACGTCATCGAGTACGACGCCGCGGCCCGCGCCGAAATGAAGGCGTGGCTCGCCGAGGGCCGGTCGTTCGTCGTGTCGCTGGAGACCGGCATCAGCCCCGACATCGACGGCCACGAGGCGACCACCGACACCCTCACCCAGCTGCACCCGGCGGTCGAGGAAGGCGCCGAGGAACCCATCCCGGCCGCGCTGGCCGTGGAGTTCGGGGCCGCCCTGGACGCCTTGGACGCGGCGAAGAACCGGGCCGAGGAAGCGAAGAACCGGCTGCGGGACCGGATGGGCGCGGCGCAGTTCGCCGTCGACACCGACGGCCGCCGCGTCGCGCAGCGGCTGATCTACAAGCGCCGGGGCTACGAGGTGCCGGCCGGGATGGTCGACCAGCTCAGGAGGACGAAGTGACGAAGACGAGAGGGAAGGTACGCATCAGCCGCCGCCGTCACGGCGCGCAGGTGACCGGGGTCGCCGAGAGCCGCCGCCTCCCGGCGGGGCTGCCGGTGCCGCAGCGGCTGGACCCGGCGGTCGCGGCCCGGCTCGCCGGGGCCCGCGCCCGCCACGCCCCCGGCCTGGACTACGTGGCGCGGCTGGGGGTCTACCAGGAGCAGAACGGGCCGCCGTACCGGATGACCGACCGGCAGCACCGGCGGGTGCAGAAGAAGCTGGGCCACCAGGAAGCGCAGGCACGCCGGGCGATCGACCGCCGCGCCGAGCTGGCGGAGCTGACCCGCCAGGTCGAGGGAGGTGCCGGCCGTGCCTGGTGACGACCGGCAGCAGCAGTGGGCGAGGCGGCGCCGCGCCAGCCGCAAGCAGCGCCGGCAGCTGGCCCGGCTGCGGCGCATCCGCGACGACGTGGCCGCGAAGGGCGGTGGCCGTCGTGGAGACCGAGCCGCGTGACCTGACCCCCGAGCTGCTGCGGGTGGAACTGGTGGTCGTACTGGAGCGCATCGGCCCGGTCCGCCGGGACCGGTCGACGGTGGTCACCGCGCTGCGGCGGTTGCTGTGCCGGCGGCAGACGGTGTGGGCCGGCACCGATTTCAAGCAGACGGCCTACCGGGTCGTGTCGATCGAGGAAAGGGAGTCCAGCGATGCCGGATGAGGCAACGACGACGCCCGGCACGGACGTCGCGGTCAAGAAGAAGGGCACCCTGTCCGACTTCATCGCCAGCTACGAGGGTGACTTCGCCGCGGTGGTGCCCCGGCACGTCAACGTGGAGGCGTTCGTCGGCCTGGCCGCCGCGTACGTGCGGCGCGACCAGTACCTGCGGGCCGCGGCCAGTGCCAACCCGGCGTCGCTGATCCTGGCGTTGCGGGAGTGCGCGGCGCTGGGGCATGTGCCGACGCCGAAGGTGTTCGCGCTGACCGCGTTCAACGACCGCAACGCCCCGGGCGGCAAGCGGATCGTGGGGATCGAGACGTACCACGGGGTCATCGAGCGGATGTTCCGCGGCGGCGGGGTGCAGGCCGTGCACGTGGAGGTCGGCCGGGAGAACGACCCGGTGCTGCGGTTCAACAGCACCCGCGACCGCCTGCCGGTGCACGAGTACGACGAGTTCGCCGCCCCGGAGGACCGCGGCCCGCTGAAGGCCGTGTACGCGTGGGCGACGCTGATGGGCGGTGCCACGTCGCAGGTGATCTGGCTGAACCGGCACGACGCGGCGCGCATCCGCGCCATGTCGAAGTCGATCAACCCGCGTAACGGGCCGCCGGGCGGCAACTTCTGGGGGCCGCCGTGGCCGGATGAGGGACCGAACACGGTGCCGATGTGGAAGAAGTCGGCGCTGCACCGGCTGGAGACGTTCGTGCCCACCTCGGCGGAGTACCGGTGGCAGGTCGCGTCGTCGGAGGCGGGCGCGTCCACCGGGTTCACCGGCATCCCGGACCGGCCGGTGCGGGATTTCGGGCCGTCGCCGGACGACGTGGTCGACGCGGAGCTGGTCGACGACCAGGCCGGCCCCGCCGACCCGGGCGGCCCGGACTGGTCGGACGTCGAGACCCGTCAGCCCGGAACGGGGGCACCGGCGTGATCGACGACTGGACGGTCACCGACTCCTTCGGGCAGACCCGCACCTTCACCGACAAGGGGCCGGCGTGCGCGTATGCGGTGCGTAACGCCCGCGCCGACCGGGCCACGGTGGTCATCGCACCCGACGGTGAACGCACCCTGGTGCTGCGGATCGACCCGGCGGTGGAGGTCCACGCCGTGCGCCGGCTGACCGGCTGGGGGACGACGCCGTGACCTACCTGGTGATCGACCCCGCCGGTGCGCTGCACGTGCGTGACCGGCCGCCGACCCTCGACGCGATCAACGCGGAGGTCGGTGACGGGGGCACCGACCGGGTGCCCCTCGGCGTGAACGCCCGCGGGTTCGTCAACGACGTCGGCCACCTCGCGGGGCTGCCCCGCAACGTGGTCGGGTCGCTGCTGCTCATGTGCTGCGGCGCCGTCCACCAGCCGTACGCCGGTCCCGTCGTGGTCGTCGGCTGGGACCGGCATGCCTGGGACGGCGTCGAGATCCGGCCGCTGCCGCCGCTGGTGCTGGAGGCCCTGCGGGGCCTGCACACCGACATCCGCGCGGTCGTCGACGGCGGCGTCCCCCGCGACCGGCATGACCCGCTGTGGGTCGAGCAGGTACGCGAGGCCGCCGCGTTCGTCGCCACCGCCGACACCCCCACCATGACGATCCACCGAGGACTGTCGACATGACCGACCCGCACTACTCCCCCGCCTACCTGACGCAGCCGCACGTCCAGGCCGCCGTCGACCAGCGGCGCGCCGAGGTGTCCGACCTCGCCGGGCAGGTCCGCCGCCACCGCGACGACGGCTGCCCGTCGATGGCGGCGTGCCCCGGCACGCCGGTGACGGGCCGCCTCGCGGGGGTGTGCGACCACCGCCGGTTCGACCTGCTGGTGGCCGCGCTGATCCTGCTGGCCGAGAAGGACACCGAGATCCGGTCGCTGCGCGTGCAGCTCGGCATCCAGGGGCCGGTGTGAAGACCCGGTCGTGCTGCCGGTGCGGGTCCGGCGTGACGCCGCTGGTCGAGTCGCGGCGTCACGCCGGGCAGCGGTGGGTGTGCGTCAACGCCGCCGCCTGCCGCCGCCGGGTGCACCGCCGGGACATCCGGCGGAGGCGGCAGCGGTGACCGCCACGACCGTCCTCGGGATCGACGCGGCGCTGGCCGCCACCGGCGTGGCCGTGTGGCGGTACCGCCAGCCCGGCCCCGGCCGGTTCTACCTCGACACCATCCGCACCAGCCCGGACACGACACCGCGGCCGGCCCGGTGGGCGCAGATCACCGCGCCGATCTGGCCGTGCATCACCACCAACACCCTCGCGGTCGTCGAGGCCGTGTTCCAGGGCGCGAAGGGCGACACGGCGCTGCGGCTGGCCGAGCTGCACGGCGTCATCCTCGACGGCCTCTACCGCCGCGGTGTGTCGTACGTGGTCGTCAACGACAAGCAGCTGAAGAAGTACGCGACTGGGTCGGGCTCGGCCGACAAAGACCTGATGCTGGCCACCGCCCGCAGCCAGCTCGGCGGGGCCGCCGCGTTCCCCGCCGACCACGACCAGGCCGACGCGCTGTGGCTGCTGGTCATGGGCTTGCACCGGTACGGCCGGCAGGTGCTGCCCGGCCCGGTGCCGCGCTGGCGCGCCAAGGTGCTGGCCGACATCACCTGGCCGTCCGGGTTCCGCCTGCACCCCGACACCGACCCGGCGAGGGAGACGACACCGTGACCGATCGCAACGACGCGCACGACGTCGCCGGGTGGGTGGCCGAGCTGGACCAGCAGTGCGCGCTGGTGCGCGACTTGGTGGCCCGGGTGCGCCGGCACTGGAACGACGACAGCGGCTGCCCGCTGCCGCGCTGCCCCAGCGCCTCCCTGACCGTCCTGTTGGAGACGGCGCCCGGCGACACCGTGCGGGCGCTGCTGCTGACTGCGCTGGTGATGCTGGCCGACCGGCCAGCCACCGGCCAGCCCTCGACGGGCCTGACACCGGCCCCTGACACCCCACCGGAGACGAACCCATGCTGATGATCGGCGGTCCCCGACACGGCAGCGACATCCCCGTTGACGACACCACCACCTCCTACGTGGACATCGTCAGCGCCACCACCTACCACCGGCGCCGGTTCGTGCGGGTGTTCCCGCACCCGGTCACCGGGCAGCCGGCGCAGGCGTACGCGCAGGAGCTGCTGGTGCACGAGTCGGTGCCCGGCCACGTGCAGGCACAGATGGGCGTGGCTGACCTGCTCATCGCCCGCTGGTTCCGCGAGGAAGGCACGGAAGTGCCCCTCGACCAGGCCCCCGGCCTGACCACCACCACGCAGGAAGGACCCACCTCATGACGGCTGTCACGATCTCGGGCACGTTCAGCAAGGACGAGCGGCCCAACAACGGCCTGGAACGCATCGCCGACGACCTGATCAGCAACCAGCTCGGCCGCCACGTCGTCATCGGCATCGTGCAGTTCGCCGGCGCGACGATCCCCGGCCCCGGCGAGCCGCTGTCGCCGCGGGTCAAGTTCCTGGCGATCGAACCGCTGGCCGACGACGCCGCCGACCAGGGCCGGCAGATGCTCGACCAGGCCCGCAAGCTGGTGAACCTCGGGCCGGTCGCGGAGACCCTGTTCGACGCGGTCGCCGACGTCGACGACCGGCCCGGCGTCGACCCGGGCCCCCACCCGGCGGCCGGGAACCTGCCCGGCGCGGACGAGCCGACCATCCCGGGCGTTGACCCGGACGACGGGCCGGTGTCGGAGCGCCGCCGCGACGAGTGGCTGGACGGGCCGAAGTGACGACCCCGGCGGACATCCTCACCGGCGCCGCGGCGCTGATCGAGACGCGCGGCAAGTGCGTACGGGAGTACCGCGACGACGACGGCCGCCTGTGCACGGTCGGCGCGATGCGGGAGGTGGCGTTCGGCAGCGCGCTGATCGCGCCGACCGACCACCGGGTGGACGCGGCGGCGCGGGAGCACTACCTGACCGCGCACCAGGCCATGCACCTGCGCGTCGCGGACCGGTCGGTGACCAACTGGAGCGACGACCAGCCGGTGGAGGTGGTCGTGGCCACGCTGCGCGCGACCGCCGCCGAGCTGGCCGGGGCGCGGCCGTGAACGGGTTCACCGCGGCGTGGGTCGCGGTGGGCGCCGCCGTGGTGGTCATCGAGGTGGTGGCGCTGCTGAACACCCGCCGCGGCGACACCCTGTCGGAACACGTGTGGGCCTGGCTGGGGGTGCACCGCCCGCAGGCCGGGCGGCAGCCGGTGGTCATCGCGCAGGACGACGGCGGCCCCGCCCTGGTGGTGCCGCCGCTGAAGGTCACCCCCACGTGGACGCTGCGGCTGGCCCGCACCGTCGTGCTGTGCGGCGGGGTGTGGCTGATCGCGCACTTCCTGACCGGAGGCTGGCTGTGATGGCCGCGCCCCCGGTGGCCACCGTGCTGGTGCTGTCCGGCGTCGCCGGCGTCGCCACCCGCACCGACCTGGCCCACGCCCCGGCCGAGTTCCGCGGCCTGGTCGTCGACGACTGGACGTTCCGGCCCGTCGACGGCGAGCCGGTGGGCGTGGTGGTCGTGAAGCCGCCGTGCGGCCCGCACATGCTGACGATCAGCCGGCTGGCCGCCGGGGAACCCGGCGGCGTCGCGTTCCTGCTGGTGCAGCCGCTGGACGTGGCCACCGGCCAGCAGGCCCGGGAAGCGGCCCGGCACCTGATGCGGGCCGTCGTGCACGGCACCCTGCCGGGCGCCCCGGCCGGCAACGACGACCACGCCCACTGGCAGGCGTGCGCGGCCGTCGTGTCCCGCATCGTCGTGCGGGCGTGGCCGCCCGAACAACCGAGGGGACGGTGATGCCCGCTCAGGAGACGCTGCCCGGAACCGGGCGCATCCCGTTCAACCCGCTCGACCACGGCCTGTACCGGCACCTGGTCGACAGCGACGGAGTCATCGTGCACGGCGCCTGGCTGCGCGCGTGCGCGACCGGGGAGTTCGTCGGCACGTGCCGGCAGTGCGGGGACTACCTGATCCCCGCGCGCCCGGATGAGGTCACGTCCCAGCGCATCGACTACGAGGCGGCGTGCCGCCGTCGGCAGACCATCACGGTCGTCGACGGGGTGCGCCGCCTCGACGGTTGCGGATGGCGGCTGATCGCCGCCGGTGGCCGCACGTTCACGCGGTCATCGCGCCGGTCGGAAAGGAGAGGCAGGAGATGAACGGTGGTGGTCACCCCGAGGACATGCACGCCACCGTGCCGCACCAGGAACCGGCGGCGCCGGCGGGCGACGTCGCCGCCGGCGTCGACCGGTTCGAGTGGGAGCGCATCGTCCGGTCGATCCGGTGGAAGGGCGTCATCCGGGTGTCGTCGAACCTCGGCACGGACGGCCGGCCGACCCGCGGCGCGGTCAGCCCGGCGGCTGTGCGGGCGGTCGCGTTCGTGCTGGCGCAGCACGCCGACCCGGACGGTACGAACGTGCGGCCCGGTGACGCCCTGGTCGCGGCCCTCGCCGAGGTCGACATCAAGCAGGTCAAGGCGGTACGCGCCGCGCTGCTGGCGCACGGCCTGCTGACGTTCGTGGGGTCCGGGGCGCGTAGCAGGGGCGAGGGCAACCACTACCGGCTGACCCGCCCCGCCGACCTGCTGGCCCGGTTCACCTATTGGGGTCCGATGGAGCTGCGGGCGGCCACCGAGGACATCCGGCGCCGGAACCGGCGCGACCGAAAGAGGTCCGACGGACCCGGTACGGACACCCCCGTTCAGGGTCCGACGGACCCGGTACAACCCGCCGCCGCAGCCAGTCGTACAGGGTCCGATGGACCCGCGGAAAACCGCCGTACAGGGTCCGATGGACCGGCCGTACAGGGTCCGATGGACCGCTATACCAACCAGGACCACCCACCAACCCCTACCAATACCGGGGCTGATGTTCGTACGGCCGTCACCGCTACGCGCGCCCGCGACGCCGTACCCGAACCCGACCCGCCCGACGGTGACAGCAGACCCGACCCGCCGCCGCTGCGGCTGATCACCGGGCAGGGCCTGGCACCGCACCCGCGCACCACCGCACAGCACGCCCTGTGGCCCGCACCCGTGCCCACCCCGGAGGTGACGACCGTGAACGCCGAACAGGCCAAGGCCCACATCCGCGAGACGCTGCGCGGGCACCGCCGCGCCAGCCTGTCCCGCTACACCCGCACCAGCCCGCCGCCGGTGCCCCGCGCCGACGCGACACCACCGGCCCCGCCCACCCGCGGCTACGGCCTGTGCATCGCCTGCCACCTCGCCGGCCACCCCGGCGTCGTCGCCGCCGACCCCGTCAACGGCGACGCCTGCCCCACCCACCAGCGCGAACGGAACGCCGCCTCATGACCCACAACGACACCGCCTGGCGGGCCGCCGCCGCCAGCTGCCCCGGCTACGCCACCTACCCCGACACCCCGCCCGGCGACCCCAGCTGGTGGCGCCGCACCGGCACCGGCACCGCACCGTGGCGGCCCGCCGCGTTCACCACCACCGACCCCGACCCGCTCGACGGCCCCGCGACCACCCCGCCGCCGCGTCGCGTCCCCACCGACCCGTTCAGGGCCCCTGAGACGCCCGCAGACGCCGCGCCCACCCCGACACCCGCGCCGAGGCCCGCCAGCGCCGCCACGGACACACCACCGGCCGCGCACCAGCCGCTGCGCATCCTGTCCCGGCAGGGCTACCGCCTCGCCGCACCCGGCAGCCCGGTGCCGTGGCTGCGCCGCTGCGCCGGCTGCGGCCACACCGGCACGCCCGTCGAGGGCCGCCGCATCCCGCGCGTCACCCCCGCCACCATCGACCCGGACGCCTGGCCCGAGCCCGAACCGTGCAACGTCTGCCCCACCTGTTCCGCCGCCGCGCCCGGCCCGCACGTCGTCGCCCTCTACCTCGCCCTCACCGGCTGCGACGCCTACCGGCTGACGCTGCTGCACGGCGACCGCATCCACCAGCACGAAGTCAGCGGGCACCTGGCCCGCGACCCCAGCCGCGACCGGCGCGGCCTGGTCGACGCCTGGCGTTGCACCGAACGCCACCTCCTGCGCAGCCTCGCCCCCACCTGCGGCCACCCCCGCGGATGCGCCGAGGTCGCCCGCGACCGATACGAGCCGACCATGCCCATCCAGTGGGCCGGCACCTGGCTGATGCCCGGCCGAACGCTGCTGCTGTGCGGACGCCACGGCGCCGAGCTGCACCAGCACATCCTCACCGGCGCTGATCCCATCCTCGGCCCCTACGCCACCATGCCCGTGCACCAAGCCTGCCCACGTGAACCCCTGCCCTGGACACAGGTATGACCAGCGGACGCAGCGGCACCGGCGCCCGCCCCTACCGGCGCAACCGCGCCGCCGTCCTCGCCAACTCCGACCGGTGCCACCTGTGCAACCACCACGGCGCCCGCACCGTCGACCACATCATCACCGCGAAGGACTGGCCACGCGGACCCGACGGCCGCCACCTCCCCGGCCTCGACGACCCCGACAACCTCGCCCCCGCCCACGGCACCCTCGGCAACCAGGCACTGAACCCCTGCCCGCAGGGCTGCGGCCTGTGCAACCAACGCCGAGGCACCCAACCCCTGCCCACCCTCACCCGCCGCCCCTGGTGACCCACCGTAACCCCCACACACCCACGGACGCATAACCATGCAGCACCAGCCCCGCCACCCTTACCAGCAGCAACACCCCCACCCCCGCGATCAAGGCCCTGAACTGCGGAAACGACGGGAGTTTTTCGTGAACAGACCAACGGAAACGCGCCGGCGCTTCCGTGTTTTCTCTCTCCCGCCGCAAATCCATGCACTGTCCCGGATGGACACCCGCCGGACGGTGACGCTCAGTGGCAGGGTGGGCGGATGACGCCCCGCAAGCGGCAGCCCAAGCCGGGGCCGGTCGAGGCGGCGGTGCGCGCCGACCTGGCCCGGCTCGGCCAGCTCGACCAAGGCGTGCGCGGCACGCTGGAGCAGATGGCGCTGAAGTTGGCACAGGCGTTCGACGCGCACACCGGGGCGGACCCGACGAAGCTGGCCCGCCTCAACCAGGAACTACGGCAGACCCTCGCGGCGATGGTGGGAGACGGCAATGACGGCGACCCTGACGGAGCTGACCTGCCCGCCCCTGCATGGGACTCCGCGCAGCCCGGACCGGCCGACGTTGGGCGGGCAGCTGGCGGCCGTGGCGGACCGGCTGGGAAAGCCGCTGATGCCGCACCAGCGGCACATCGCCGACGTAGCGCTGGAGCTGGACCCGGAAACCGGGCTGCTGGCGTACAGCGAAGTCGTGGTGATCGGGCCAAGGCAGGCCACCGGGAAAACGGAACTGCTGCTGCCGGTGATGACGCACCGGTGCGTCGGGTTCGGCGATCCGCTGACGCGGTGGATTCGCCAGCACCTCGGGCACGCCGTGCCCGAGCCCGGCCCGCAGACGGTGGTGTACACGGCGCAGACCGCGGATGACGCCCGCAAGAAGTGGCGGGATGTGCACGTGGCGCGGCTGGAGAAGTCGGTGTACCGCCGCCAGTTCACGCCGCGGCTGCGGCTGAACGCGGAGGCGATGATCTGGCGTAACGGGTCGCGGTGGTCGCCGGCGTCGACGACCGGCAAGACCGCCGGTACGGGTGATTCGATCGACGTGCCGGTGATCGACGAGGCCTGGTCGCGGCCGGACTCGCGTACCGAGCTGGGCATGCGGCCGGCGTCGATGACCCGGCCGTGGCGGCAGATGTGGGTGATGTCGATGATCCCGGGCCTGTCCCGGGCGATGCCGGGCACCTGGCCGTACCTGGCGCACAAGCGGCAGGTGGGCCGGGCGCGGGTCGCCGCCGGCATGACCAGCGGGACGGCGTTCTTTGACTTCTCGGCCGCGCCGGACCTGGACCCGGGCGACCCGCAGACGTGGTGGTCGTGCATGCCCGGCCTCGGCCACACCGTGCCCGAGAAGGCGATCCGCGAGGACTACGAGGCGATGGACCTGGTGGACTTCTGCGCCGAGTACCTGGGATGGGAGCCGATGGTGACGACCCCGAAGTGGCGGCTGATCCGGCAGGAGACGTGGGAAAACCTGCACGACCCGGCGTCGGCGGTGCACGGCCGGCCCGCGCTGGCCGTGGAGATGGCCCGGGACCGGTCCCGCGGGGTGATCGGCGTGGCGGGCCGCCGCGCCGACCGGCACTGGCATGCGGCCGTCGCCGAGCCCGGCTACCAGGTGCCCGCCGGGGTGACCGGCGTGGAGTGGATGATGCCGCGGCTGCTGGAGCTGATCGACGAGGCCGACGCGGTCGCGGTGGTCATCGACCCGCGGCGGCCGGCCAACTCGCTGATCGCGCCGCTACGCAACCGCGGGGTGACGGTGCTGACCCCGAACCAGCAGGAAGTCGCCGCGGCGTGCGGCCGGTTCTACGACGCGACCGGCGAGGACGCTGATGCGACGGATGACGCACCTGCCGACCCCACCCGGCTGTTCCACCTCGGGCAGGCGTCGGTGGCGCGGGCGTTGGGCGCCGCGGTGAAACTCGACGTCGGGGAGGGCGCGTTCACGATCGTCAAGCGCGGCTCGGGCGACGAGCTGATCGACCTGTACGCGCTGATCCTGGCGATGCACGGCCACGAGGTGATGGACCCCGGCGACTACGACATCGCCGACTCCGTCGACCAGACGGTGCCGTGCCTGGTGTGCGGCCGGCAGCTGTACTGCAACAATGGCCAGTGGGTGCACTGCGACGACGACAGCGGGCAGTGCTGAACAGGAAGACCGTGAAGGTGTGCGCGACGCAGTGACGGCGGCCCTGGACGTGGCCGGCCTGCTGGCCCTGGCCGCCGGGTCGTTCTACGCCGCCCGGCCGCATGTCGGACTGGTGGCCTTCGGTGTGGCCGGGGTGGTGATCCTCGCAGGCTCGGCGTTCTTCCAGTGGCAGGCCCACCGCTGATGGGCCTGCTGTTCCCCGCCCGCAAACGGGCCGCCGCGGTCACCGGCCCGGTCATCCCGCCGCGCGGCGGCGGACCCGGCGTCGACCCCGCCAGCATCAACGACGACAAGGCGCTGCGGCACTCGGCGGTGTGGGCGTGCCGCCGACTACGCGCCAACCTCATCTCGACGCTGCCGGTGGACGTGTTCCGCCGCGTCGACGGCTACCAGGTGGAGCTACCGAAACCGCCGGTGCTGGTCGAGCCGGGCGGCAAGCGGTGGCGGTGGATCCCGTGGGTGCACGCCTCACAGTGGGAACTGGACGGGTCCGGTAACGCCATCGGGCTGATCACCGAGGTCAACGCGCTGGGCCTGCCGTCGCGCATCGACCTGTACCCGTCATCGGCGTGTTCGGTGCGCAAACCGAAGGGCTCCACCGAGTACAAGTACCGCATCGACGGCAAGGAATACGACGCCGACAAGGTGTGGCACGAGGTGCAGTACCCGGTGCCCGGCCTGCCGGTAGGGCTGTCGCCGATCGCGTACGCCGCCTGGTCGATCAGCGAGGGCCTGTCCATGCAGCAGTTCGCGCTGGACTGGTTCGGCGGCGCCGGCGTGCCCAAGGCACGGCTGAAGCACACCCAACGCAAGATCGACCCCAAAGAGGCCGGAATCATGAAGGACCGGCACAACGCAGCGATCCGCAACGGCGACCTGTTCGTCCACGGCGTCGACTGGGAGTACGACTTCATGCAGGCCGAGGCGGCCGGCAACGAGTTCATCGACGGCCGCCGCATCAACGTGCCGGACATCGCCCGCTACTTCGACTGCCCGGTGGACCTGATCGAGGCGGCCGTGTCCGCGCCCGGGTCGCTGCGCTACGAGACGACCGTGACCCGGAACCTCCAGTTCCTGATCATGGCGTTGGGTCCGGCGATCATCCGCCGGGAAGACGCCTGGTCCGCCGGGCTGCTGCCCCGCCCCCGCTACGTGAAGCTCAACACCGACGCGCTGCTGCGAATGGACCCGCAGACCCAGGCGAAGGTCATCGACATGCGGATCAAGAACCGCACCCTGACCGTGACCCGGGCGCGTGAGCTGTACAACGAGAAGCCGCTGACCCCGGGCGAGATCGCCGAGTTCGAGACCCTGTTCGGTCCGCCGCGCAGCCAGCCCGCCCTGCCGCCGCCGCAGACGCCGGCGCGCGGCGCCGAACCGGTCAACCCGCTGTCCGCGGTGCCGTACGACAACTCGGCGGCGTGGGCCGCCACCTACGGGGAGGGCCCGCTGTGACCAGCATTCACACCCGCCGCCTGGAGACGATGGTCGCGCGGACCACCGCCCGGTTCCTGGAGCTGGCCGCGCAGCGGAACCTGACCGTCGCCGACCTGCCGCAGGCGCGTCTGCCGTGGTTCGAAGTCCGCAACGCCGACGGCAGCGGCCGGCCGGGCCAACCGCCCACCGTGCTGATCTTCGACGAGATCGGCGGCAGCCTCGGCGTGAAGGCCAAGGAGTTCGTGCAGACGATCGAGGCGATCGCGGCCCCGACGATCCGGGTGCGGATCAACTCCCCCGGCGGCAGCGTGTTCGACGCACTGGCGATCCATTCGGCGCTGCTGCACCACCAGGCCCGCATCGAGGTGTACGTGGACGGCCTGGCCGCGTCGGCGGCGTCGGTCATCGCGATGGCCGGCGACGACCTGATCATGATGCCGGGTGCGCAGCTGATGATCCACGACGCGTCGGCGGTGGAGCAGGGCAACGCCGACGACCACCGGCAGATGTCGGTGTTCCTCGACCGGCAGTCCGACAACCTAGCCGACCTGTACGCCCGCCGCGGCGGCGGCGACCCGGCCGAGTGGCGGGACCTGATGCGCGCCGAGACGTGGATGTTCGCCCGGGAGGCCGTGGAATCCGGCCTCGCCGACCGGGTGGAGACCGTCGAGATCGACGAGACCGAGGAACCCGAGCTGCGCCGCCGGATGCGCCGCAGCTTCGACCTGTCCGGCTACCGGTACGCCGGCCGTGACGCCGCGCCCGCACCGGCACGCCGGCACGCCACCCCCGCCGCGGCGCCCGCCCCGGCCCGCGAGGAACGCGCGCCCGCCCGCACCAACCCGCGCCCGCCGTCGGTGGACCAGTACCGGGAGGCGGGCAGCCGCCGCGCCGCCGCCGGCCCGGACCGCGGCCAGCCGCCGGCCGGGCAGGCCCGGTCGGTGTCGACCGCGTGGATGAGCCGCTCCGTGGCGGGCGCCCGTGAGCTGGCGCCGCTGCCGCCGCGGCTGTCCGCGCAGCGGGTCGAACGCGACGGCAAGATGTTCTACCGGGTCGGCGGCCACTACACGGTCCACGAGCGCGGCTACGAGATGTGGGACGAGAACGGCCCGTACGTGGAGATCGTGTCCGCGGGCGCCGGCGATAAGACGATCGCCGCCCGCCCCGACGTGATCTTCCTGGTCAACCACCGCGGGCTGGCGATGGCCCGCACGGCCGCGGGGACGCTGGAGCTGTGGTCCGACCGGGTCGGTGACGGCAACACGGCGTGGCTGAACCCGCAGCGTCAGGACGTCATGGACCTGGTCCACGGCATCGAGGACGGCACGATCACCGAGCAGTCGTTCGCGTTCATGATCGAGGCTGGGCACTGGAACGCCGACTTCACCGAGTACCGCATCGACGTGTACGACCTGGACCGCGGCGACACCAGCGCCGTAAACTACGGCGCGAACCCGAACACCTCCATCGCAGCCCGCTCCGCCCGGGAGATTCTGGACGAGCTGGACCGGCTACCGGCCGGGGCCGCCCGCGCCGCGATGGACCGACTGACGCACCGGGTCGACCTGGCGCAGAGGCGAGATCAGCCCGCCGCCCCCGCCGTCCCGGACCTGCCGCAGCACGGCGGCCGCACGATCACCCAGCTGGACGCCTGGCTGGCCACGATCGGCGCCGACCTGTAGCCGCACCGCTCGCACCATAACTCCATCCCACCCTCCGCAACGCAGATGACCGCGCGGGAACGCTGACGCGCGAGCCGGAGATTCGAGCCGCCACGGCGCATGGGGATCCCTGATCCTTCTGCCCGAGAGGCCCGGTCCATGACGACCACCTTCGACGATCTGATCATCTCCGCGGAGGCGGAGCAGTCCCAGGCGATCCGCCGCCGTGAGAAGGCCCTGGCGACGGTCAAGTACATCCATGGCAAGGCCAAGCAGGAGGCCCGCGCCCGTCTCACCGACGACGAGGACGCCGAGGTCGCCGCGGCGATGGAGACCCACGCGCTGGCCGAGAACGACGTGGCCGGCGCGCAGCACAAGATCGCGCAGCTGAAGGCGGCGAAGGCCGCCGAGGAACGCCACGACCAGGCGATGCAGGAACGCCGGGAGGACCCGGCGACGGTGCCCGCCCGCAAGGCCGCCTACGACCAGGTGGCGCGGGTCGGCCGTGAGGAACGCACCTACCACCGGGGCAACTGCCGCAAGGGCGCCGAGTTCCTGCGCGACGTCCTGGCCGCGCAGATGAACCGCGACTTCGAGGCGGAGCAGCGGCTGGCCCGGCACATGCAGGAAGAGCGGGTCGAGCGCGGCCAGTACCTGGAGCGGGCGGTCGGCACCGGCGGTTTCGCCGGCCTGGTCGTGCCGCAGTACCTGACCGAGATGTACGCGCCGGCAGTGGCCGCGCGCCGGCCGTTCGCCGACGCGATGACCAAGCTGAACCTGCCGCCGAAGGGCATGACGGTCAACATCTCGCGGATCACCACCCCGACCGGTGTCGGCAACCAGGCCGCCGAGAACACGCCGGTGACCAACACCCCGGAGATCGACGACACCCTTCTGACCATCCCGGTGCAGACGGCGGCCGGCTCGCAGACCCTGTCCCGGCAGGCAATCGACCGGGGCCTGGGTGTCGAGGACGTGACGATGTCGGACATGCAGCGCCGGTACGCCACCAACCTCGACTCGACCGTCATCAACCAGGTGCCGGGCGGCCTGTCGAACATCTCGCAGACCATCACCGTGGACGACGCCACCCCTTCCGGCTCCAAGCTGTACCCGAAGATCCTCCAAGGTGCGTCCCAGTCGGAGGCGGCGCTGCTCGGCCAGGCCAACCCGGATCTGGTCGTCATGCACTCCCGCCGCTGGTACTGGCTGCAGTCGCAGCTGGTGTCCACGTGGCCGCTGATCGGTCAGCCCGGCATCCCGGCGCAGAACGGCGGCGTGAACTACGCCGAGCGGTACGGCGGTGGCTTCCGGGGTCTGCTGCCGAACGGCATGGCGGTCATCGCCGACAACAACATCTCGACCACGGTGGGGGCCACCACCCAGGACGAGATGTTCGTGGTGCCGTCCGAGGAGTCGTACTTGTGGGAGGATCCGGACGCGCCGCAGTTCGTGCGGGTCGACCAGGCCAGCGCGAAGAACCTGTCGATCGACCTGGTGCTGTACGGGTACTTCGCGTTCACCATGGCGCGGTACACCAACAGCCACCAGCGGCTGTCCGGCACCATGCTGGTTCAGCCGACCTTCCAGGGCAGCTGACAGCCATGGCGCGTTCAGACATCATCCACGAGTTCAACGGCAACCTCAGCGGCGGCAACTACGCCGGTCCGTGGATCGACACGGCCGAGGTCAACGCGGTCATCGTGTCGTGGACCGACTTCGGTGGACTCGGCAACACCGGCGAGATCCAGCACTCCGTCGACGGCTCCACGGCGATGCGCACGGTCACCGTCGGGGTCGGCCAGGAGGTCGTACTGCCGGCGCGATTCTTCCGGTTCCGGTTGTCCACGGGCGGTTCCGGTGAGAGTCCGCTCCAACTGAGTATCCGGCGGGTGCGCTGATGGCCACCCTGGCGGCGTATGCGCCCGGCCGGACGCCGGAGCTGGTGCCGCTGTCGACCGCGCAGGCCGGCAACGGCGTGTCGACGAACATCGCCGACCGCGGGCCGTCCCACAAGGGCGGCATCGTGCGGATCAACGCGGCGGCCGGGGCCACCCCGACCTGCACGTACCTGATCGAGGTGTCGGCGGACGGGGTGGTGTGGACGGCGGCGACGTACGCCGACATCGCCACCCCGACCGTCAACTCCACCGCCACGTTCGTGATCACCACGACCTCGACGGTGCAGAAGATCGTCAAGCAGCCGGCACCGTGGCGGTATCTGCGGGTGACCTACTCCGCGAACACGAACGTCACCAACACCACCGAGCTGCTGTACGACGACACGCAGACCCCGCCGTGGTCCTGATCGAGGGAGCAGACCGGATGACGCAGGACAAGAACAAGCCGGCGGATCAGCCGTACGTCGACACCACACCGGCGTGGGCGACCGGGCCGACCGACGTGCCGGCGGCGGGCAGCGACCCGGACTCGCGGCTGCGTGAGCTGAAGGGGCAGATGGCCCGCGCGGAGTCGACCGGGGACAGCAGCGCCGTCGACCGGCTGCGGAAGGAGATCACGAAGGTGCGCCAGGAACACCCGGCGACGGCCAAGACGCCGCAGCAGCGCGCCGCGGAGGCCCGGCGGGAGGCCGCGCAGGGCGACCCGGACGCCCGCACGAGAGCCCCGCAGGGTCGTACGGCGAGCCCGGCCGGGCGGACCCCGACCGGGGGCAGCTCGGGGGCGGCGCCGTCGACCACCGGCGGCAGCTCGGCCACCGGGTCCGGCGGCTCCAGCGGCTCGGGTGCCACCGGCAAGAGCGGCACCGGCGCCGGGGACAAGCCGGTGGGCAAGGACAAGTAGCCGATGGGCATGACCCGGGTGCAACGCGGCGTGCCAGCGCAGCTGACGCGCACGTTCTCCGTGGGCGAGACACCGACCGACGTCATGGGCGACGTCACGGTCACCGTGACCCGTCTCGACGGCACGGCCGTGGTGTCCGGCACCGCGGCGCACCCGGGCCCCGCCGGCCAGTACACGTTCGCCGTGCCCGCGCAGATGCAGTTGGACGCCCTGGTCGTGGACTGGTCGGGCAGCCTCGGCCGATACCGGGACCTGCTGGAGATCGTCGGCGGGCACTACTTCGACCTCGCCGAGGCCCGCACGGAGCACGGCCTGTCGCTGGCGCAGCACCCCACCGAGAAGCTGATCCGCAAGCGGCTGGAGGTCGAGGTCGAATGCGAGCGGATCTGCGGTCAGGCGTTCGTGCCGCGCTTCGAGCGGGCCGTAGTGCGCGGTGACGGCCGCGCCGCGCTGCTGCTGCCCCGCGTGCAGGTACGGGAGTTGCGCGCCGTCACCGTGGCCGGCACGGCGTGGAGCCCCGCCGACGTCGCCGCGGTGCAGGTCGACCCGTCGGGGGTGCTGCACCACCCGGTCGGCTGGCCCGCCGGGCCGGTGGTCGTCGAGTACGAGCACGGCATGGACATGCCGCCGGAGGATCTGCGCACCGCGGCGATGCTGCGGCTGCGGTCCCGGGTGCACATCACGACCTCGGGTGTGCCGGACCGGGCGATCAGCTGGTCGGCGGCCGACGGCGGCACCTACCGGATCGCGCTGCCGTCGGGCGAACGCACCGGCGTCCCGGAGGTCGACGCCGCGTACGAGCGCAACACCATCGACATGGGGGGTTTCGCGTGACCGGCACGAACGTGTACGCGGCGAAGAAAGCCCTGTTCGACGGTCTGGCCGCGCTGACCGCGCCGGGCCAGCCGCTGGAGGGCATCCAAGTCGCGTACGCGTTCCCGGGTGACGTCGAGCTGGAGTGCGTGTACGGCGGCGGGGTGCGGTTCGTGCACGACGACGAGACCGCCGAGCGGTGGGTGGTCACCGGTGAGGTGGCGCTGATCTCGGTGTACATCCGGGTGAACCGCAAGGAACCCCGGGCGGTCGCCGCGGCTGACACCCGCTGCGCGGCGATCTTCGGGCAGATCGTGTCGGTGCTGCGCTCCTATCCGTCGTTGGGCGGCGGGATGACCGTCACCGGGGTCACGCAGGGGCAGGGCGACTACGACCAGCCGCAGGACGAGACGGTCAGCGTCCTCGGCGTGCAGGTGCGCGTCGAGTCGCAGATCACCTACGGGGCAGGTGGGTGATGGCCGACGACGTGCGGATCGTCGTGCATGAACGGGCGATCCGGGAGTACGCCGCCGGCGGCGACGTCGCGGACCTGCTGATGGAGGCCGGCGAGCCGGTCGAGAGCTACGCGAAGGCCGGGGCGCCGAAACGCAGCGGTGAGGGCGCCGGGTCGATCCGCCGGGAACCGGTGCTCGACGGGTTCACGCAGACGGTGCGGATCAGCTGGGACCGCGCCCACTTCTACATGTACTTCCACGACCGCGGCACCAAGTACCTGCCGGAGCGGCCGTTCATGGAGCCCGCCCTGGAGGCGGCGATCGGAGGGATCTCATGACATTCCCGGGTATCGAGCACGACCCGCAGGCCCCGCAGGTCAACCCGGACATGCTGGCGGTCGAGGAACGGCGCCGGGAACGGGAGGCCGAGTACGGCGTGTGGGTGGCCGTGCAGGACATCCCGTGGGGCACGGTGCTGGCCGCCATCCCCGGCATGCCGGTGCCCGCGTCCACCGTGGAGCGGCTGAAGTGGAACGAGCTGGGCCTGGTCGCCAAGCGCGACAGCAAGGCCGGCCGGGAGGTGCTGGAACGCACCGGCACCGCGACCACCGAGGAACGGCAGCGGTGGGCCGAGCAGGACAAGGCCGCCGCCGAGAAGGCCGCCGCAGCCGCCGAAAAGCCGGCGGCGAAGACCCGTACGACCACCACGACCACGACCACGGAAGGGGCCCGCTGATGCCTCTGTCGCAGGCCACACCCTTGCTGCTGAGGGAGCCCGGATTCCTGTTCCACGCGCTGCTCGCCTCCACCGAGCCGCTGCACGCCGCCGCCGGGTCCAGCTACGACGCCGACCCGTGGCCGGTGGCGTGGATCCCGTGGGGTCCGACTCAGGAGGGGTCGGTGTTCTCGCACTCGACGAATGTCGAGCCGATCCGGGTCGCCGAGCTGTTCGAGGCCGTCGCGTACAGCGTCACGGAGGTGACCACGACCCTCGCGTTCGCGGTCACCAACTACACGCTGCACAACCTGCGTCGGGCCATGAACGCCCCCAGCTCGCTGGTGACCACCGTGTCCGGCACCGCCGCCACCCTCAGCAGCAAGCTGGAGGCGCCGGACCCGGAGCAGATCGTCCGGTCGATGATCGGCTGGGAGTCGCTGGACCACACCATGCGGCTGGTGGGCCGGCAGTGCCTCAACGGCGGTGAGGTCCAGTCCAACTTCGGCCGCGGCGCCGCGGCCGGCATCGCCACGGTGTGGAACTTCGAGCGGCCCGCCGCGGGCAAGGCGTTCGCGTTCTACGGTGCCGGCGTCGGCCGGCTGGGGTCCTGAGCCGTGGGCCGCAACATCGGCACCCTCGGCCGCACCCGGGAGCCGCTGGATCTGGAGTTCGGGTACTTCGGGGCGACGATCCGGGTACACCCGCAGGCCACCGACGCGGTGGAGATGGAGTTCCTGCGCGTCGGCGGCGACGTCGACATGAAGGAGCTGGAGGGCGTCGACCTCGCGCAGATCGACGCGCTGCCCCGCGACCGGCAGGTGAAGCTGCTGCGGGCGATGGGCCGGCGGGTCGAGGCCGCGCACGCCGCGCTGATGGCGTCGCTGCGGGCGCTGATCCACCCCGACGACTACGACATGTACTGGCGGCTGGGGATGGAGCACGGCCAGCAGATCCGCGACCGGATGGCCGACGTGCGGGCGATCACCACGGCGGTGGTGGAGGCGACCACGGATTTTCCTACTGGCCCGCTGTCCGGCTCGCCGGCTGGGCCCGCGGCAACGCCGCCCGCATCCGGGGACGCCTCGCCCTCGCCGGCGCCGCCGGCGGCCCGGGGCCGGGCGTCGGACCTGGAGATGTCGCTGGCGCTGGAGAGGGGCAGGCCGGACCTTCAGGAGTTCTACGTGATGGAAGCCGAGGCACGGGAAGCCGAGGCCCGGCAGCGGCGGGACCAGGAGCAGCGGGACCAGCAGAAGCTGGCGGCGGCCGGGCTGGCCTGAGCCTGGCCGACGTGCTGGCGGTGGCGTACGTGCTGCGGCTGGAGGATCTGGCCCGCGACGTGCACGCCCACACTGTCGGCGCCGTCATCGCGCAGGCCCTCGGCGCGCAGCAGGTCGCCGGTGACCGCGCCGACTGGTCGGAGGCGAAGGACCGGTTCGACGCGGCGCTGGCCGCCCCGCCGGCCGGTGAGGGCCCGCGAGACGACAGCGCGCGGGGCATCAAGCTGCGCGCGCTCGGCGTGGCGTGACAAAGGGGAGGTAACGGGGAGTGGCCACAGGCAAGAAGCTCTCCGACGCCTACCTGGAGTTGCGCGCCGACGACTCGAAACTGTCGCCGGACGTCAAGGTCAAGGCGACGAAGGTCGGCAAGGAGTTCGGCGCGCAACTCAACCGGGCGCTGAAGGCCCTCGACATCGACCCGGTCGACATGAAGGCCGACCCGAAGTCGGCCATCACGGCGATCGAGGCCACCCGGGAACGGCTACGCGCGTTGTCCCGCGACGCGGACAGCGTGGAGATGCGCGTCAAGACCGAACGGGCCCTCAGCCAGCTGGAGCGGATCCGTAAACAGCTCGGCGACGTCGACGACAAGCCGGTAGAGCCGAAGGTCGACGCGTCGCCGGCGCAGCGGCAGATCGGGCAGCTGAGCCGGCAGCTGGCCGCGCTGGGCATCGACCCGCCGATCGGGCTGGACGCGGACCCGAAAGACGCCCTGGCCGAGATCAAACGCGTCGACGCCGAGCTCAAGAAGCTGGCCACCGAGGGCGCGACGGTGCGGGTGCGCGTCGACGCCGAGTCCACCCGCACGGTGGTGGAGCGGCTGCGCAAGCAGATCGGCGAGGACGGCGGTGAGGGCGCGGCGCAGGGTTTCGCGGCCCGGTTCGTGGCCCGGCTCGGGCCGGTGGTCGCCGAGGGGCCGGGGCTGGCCATCGCCGGCGGGATCATCGGTGTGGCCCTCGCGCCCGCCGTCGGGTCGGTGGTTGCCGCCGGGGTGATCGGCGCGCCCGGTGCCGGCGGCATCGTCGGCGGGGCGGTGCTGGCCGCCCGGGACGCGCGGGTGCGCGATGCCGGGAAGTCGCTGGGGGCGTTCATCCTCGGTGACCTGGAGGCGCGGGCGGCCAGCTTCACCCCGGAGATGCTGTCCAGCATCACCCGCATCCGGGCCGCCTGGTCGGAGCTGGGCCCGGACCTCGACCGGATCTTCGCCAGTTCCCGGTTCCTGGACCCGCTGGTGACCGGGGCGCTGTCCGGTGCGCGGCGGCTGATCGGCGGGCTGGCCGACGCGGTCGACCAGGCCGACCCGGTCATGCAGGCGTTCGGCCGTACCTTCGACCAGGTCGGCCGGTCCGCCGGCGCCGCGTTCACCACCCTGTCCGGGGACGCCGACGAAGCCGCCTCCGCCGTTGACGACCTGTCCATGAGCATCGACCACCTGATCACCACGATGACGGGCATCCTGCACGCCGCCGCCGTGGTGAAGGGCTGGACCAACGAGATCGACGTGGCGATCGACAAGGGCCGCTACTGGATCGAGGACAACTCCTATCTGGCCAAGTCACTGCGGGATGTGGGCATCGAGCTGGACCTGACCGCCGACGGTTTCAAGAAGGGGACCAAGGAAGCCGAGGCGATGCGCCGGGCCAGCATCGGCACCGCCACCGCGGCCGACTTCGTCATCCTCAAGACCGCCGGGATGAGCGACGCGCAGATCGCCGCCGCCGACGCCTCGGGCACCTACCGCCAGCGCCTCGACGAGGTCAACAAGGCGCTGGGCATCTCCGGGGACGCGATCAGCGCGACCGAGGACGACGTGAAGGCCCTCCAGGGCGAGCTGGACGCGACCGGCCTTCGGATGGAGTCGTTCGGGAAGATCGGCAATGCCGCGTTCGACGGGCTGCTGCTGCGCACCGGCGCGGTCACCGGCGCGATGCTCCAGCAGCAGAGCACCGCCGAGAACCTGCGACGCGCCCACGAGGCGATGTACGGCACGGTCATCGCGCAGACGGAGGCCAGCGAGAGCTACGAGGCTGCGCTGGACGACCTGACCGCCACGGTGAAGGGCAACGCCGACGAGATCGGCCGGAACAAGAACAACCTCGACCTGCACACCAAGGCCGGCCGCGAGAACCGGGACGCGGTGCAGGCGCTGCTGCTGAAGTCGAACGAGATGTACTACGCGGACATCGCCGCCGGCATGGCCGTCGAGGAGGCCCGCAAGAAGCACGAGAAGCGCACCGACGCGATCCGCACCGAGGCCGGGCAGCTGAAGCTGAACAAGACCGAGACCGAGAAGCTGATCTCGACCTACGGCAACATCCCGCCGAAGAAGACCACCAACCTGCTGCTGGACGGCGTGGACCGGATCGTGGGTCTGCTGACCGACCTGTACATCTACCAGCGGTCGCTGGCCGAGGGCATCACCCTCGGCCAGGCGAAAGCGGCGGTGACCGGCACGTACGGCGTCGACCCGCGGATCCTGAAGCGCACCGGCGGTGAGATCACCGGGCAGGGCCTGCGGGGCGTCGACTCCGAGGTGATCATCGCCGCGCCGGGCGAGTACATGCAGCCGGTACCGGCGGTGGACTACTACGGCGTCGCCGCAATGGACGCGATCCGGCACCGCCGTATCCCCCGGGAGGCGCTGCGCGGCTTCCGCACCGGCGGGCTGGTCGGCGCGCCGTGGAGCACCCGGCTGCGCTACGAGACGGACGTGCGGGGCACGCGCATCCCGTCGCGGGAGGAAGTCGCCAACAAGGTCATCCCCGCGTTCGGGGCGTGGCCGTCGAGCCCGGCCGCGCAGCGCGGCGACTCCGGGGTGTGGCGGCGCATCATGGCCCTGGTCCGCGGTTCGGGTATCCCGTACACGTTCGGCAACTCCTACCGGCCCGGCGACCCGCTGTGGCACGGTTCCGGCCGGGCCGTGGACTTCATGGGCTACAACCAGGACCGGCTGGCCCGCCTGTTCATGGGGATGCAGTCGCGGGTGCTGGAGCTGATCCACCGCACCGACCGCGGCGACTACGCGATCTCCCGGGGGCGGCGGGTGTCGATGCCGACGCAGCTGCCGCTGCACCGCAACCACCTGCACGTCGCGATGGACAAGGGCGGCTACCTGATGCCCGGCTGGAACCCGCCCATCTACAACGGCACCGGCCGGCCCGAGCCGGTCACCACCGCCGCGGCGATGGACGCCGTGGTGGCCCGCCTGGACCGGCTGGTCGACGCGGTCATGCAGGCCCTGCTGCCGGCGGTGCAGGGCATCGCGCCCGGTGTCAGCCAGGCGTTGACGGGGGCGGTCGAGGACGCGTGGGTCGTCGAGGCGCGGTTGCGGTGAGGAGGTTCCCGAGATGGCGACGCTGATCCTGCCGTACGTGTTCATCAACAACATGGCGTCCGGGGAGCTCGTGTCCGCGTGCGCCGAACCTGACCGGCGGGGAGTGGTGGGCAGGGACGGTGAGGTTCGTACCTACGGCGAGGGCCGGCGGCGGGCCGTCAGCCAGGTCGGCCGGATCGAGAACCTGACGGTACGCCTGGTGCAGGTGCCCGGGTCGTCGAAGGCGCTGCTGGAGGAATGGGAAGGCGAGCACGTCATGTACCGCGACGACCGGGGCCGCCGGATCGTCGGCGTGTACTGGCAGCTGGACGACCGCGAGTACATCGCCGACAAGCAGCGCTACAACGTGGGCTTCGTCCTGCAGGGCGTTACGTGGTCGGAGGCGGTGCCGTCATGATGCAGCCGCTGACCGCCGCACCGCGTGACCACCTGACCGAGGCGCAGGTGCGGTGGCTGATCCAGGAGGTGCCGGCGATCGGCACCCAGCATGGCTGCGAGCTGCTGGATCAGAACCTGGAGGTGATCGAGGACATCTCCGCCGACTTCGGTGGCGGGTCTGTCTCGCGCCGGTCGTACAGCACGGTGCACGGCTCCGCCAACCTGATCGTGTCGCGGGACCTGGACTGGGGGACGGCGATCGTCCGCCCCTACCTGACGCTGACCGACGGGGTGATCGAGGCGCGGTTCAACCTCGGTGCGTACTTCCCGTCCCGGCCCCGGCGGACCACCGGGCGGAGCTTGCCGGCGCACGCCGTCGTCGGCTACGACGTCCTCGATCGCCTGAACGACAAGACGGGCACGTCGTATGCGGTGGAGGCTGGCACCGAGGTGCTGACGGCGGTGGAGACGGTCCTGGTCGACCGGGGCTACACCCGTTACATTCTCGACCCGGCGGCCGCCGGGAAGACCCTGCCGTCGGCGTATGTCAGCCCGATGGACGACGACAAGACGTGGCTGGGCATCGTCAACGACCTGCTGGCGATCATCGGCTACCAGGGGGTGTGGAGCGACTGGAACGGCTACCTGCGTGGTGAGCCGTACGCGCGTCCGGTGGACCGACCGGTGGAGTGGGTGTACGACCTGGCACCGGAGACGTCGATCATTTCGCCGGAGCGCACGTACACGCAGGACCTGTACGCCGCCCCCAACCGGTGGGTGGCGATCCGCTCCAACGACGTCGACGGGGCGACGCCGGTGGAGGGCAACGGGATCTTCACGTGGGAGAACTTGGCGTCGGGGCCGACCAGTATCGAGGCGCGGGGTGGCCGCACCATCACCAAGACGTTGCGGATCTCCGCCGCAGACCAGGCGGCGTTGGAGGCGCAGGCGTGGCTGGCGATCGACGCGGACATGCGGATCCCGCAGACCATCACCCACTCCACCGGACCGAATCCGCTGCACTGGCATTTCGACAAGGTCACCCTCGACGATCCGGCCGCCGGTGGTCTCGGGCGGTGGGCTGACGCGCTCGCGACGGATTGGACGCTGCCGCTGGACGGCGGCGACATGAGCCACGAGTGGCAGGTGCTGGCATGAACACGCTCAGCGCGTACCTGGTGAATCTGGTCGACGAGCGGATCGGCCGCCACCAGAGCAAGGAGAGCGCTACCGGCACGGTGGTGTCGACGTCCGGCGCGTACGTGTACGTGGTGATGGACGGCGACTCCCAGCCGATGCCCTGCAAGTTCGTCGCCGGGCTGACGCTGCACCCGGACGTGCGGGTGGTGCTGCACAAGTACGGCGACGACTGGACGGTCACCGACAGCTTCGCCAAGGCGTACTGGCCCCGCTACTCCTACGACCAGACGGTGCTGAACAACGCCACCGTCACGCCCTCCTTGGGCAGCCCGGAGGTCGGCGTGACGTTCCTGGCGCCGCCCTCGGGCAAGGTGCTGGTCTCGGTGGGCGGTTACGTCGGCCAGTCGGTCAACGACAACTCGGCGCACCTGTCGTTCTCGATGCGCACCGGCTCGGACTGGTCGGACGGCCAGCAGGTGATCGGCTTCGAGTACAAGCGGGGGATCATGGCCGGCCAGCCCGTCAACGTCGGCGCCGCGCCCGAGGACGGCTCGGTCAACACCTCGCCGGTGGAGAACCTGGTGCCCGGCGGGGAGTACATCGTCCGCGCCGGCTTCTGGTCGGCTCCCGCCGGTACGTGCACGGTCCACGCCCGCTTCGTCATGGTCAACCAGGTCTGAGGGGGCGGCGATGGCATCGACGACCACCATCCACACCACCACGCAGGCGGGGCAGCTGCGCTATCCCGGCACCCGCCGCGTCGACCGGCAGCCAGCCACGGGCCACCTGTTCTACGTCGCGGTGACGAACACCGGCGGCTACCAGGTGTACCGGTCCACGAACAAGGGCGTGTCGTGGTCGGCGTTCGGTGGCGCGCGTACCGCTGAGGCTGCGATCGTCGAGATGGGCGGTTTCTTTGTCGACTGGCAGAACCGCCTGTACATCACCTTCCGCACCAACGTGTCCGGTCAGGACCGGATCTGGATGCAGGCGGGGGTCATCACCGCCACCGGCGTGTCGTGGCACAGCCCGCTGCTGGTGACGGCGGCAGCGAACGGCGGCACGCCCGGTTCGTACTTCTCCGGGATGGCGCCGCTGGTCGTGCGGTACCCGGATGGCCGGTCGGTCGGATTCGTGGCCGTCGGGCACACCGGGGGCACCTCCATGGCGGTCCGTGTGTACGGGTTCGCAATCCCCGCGGTGGGGCAGCCGGCGGCCAGCGCCACGGTCAGGAACAAGGTTCTGTGGTACTTCGATGAGCCGGCGGGCGGGCATCAGGTGCCGGCGGTGGGCTACGAGCTGTCGCCGGCGCACGCCTGGGTGGCGTGGGGCCGCACCTACCTGTGGACGGTCAAGCTCACCTGGAACGGGTCGGGATGGACCGGGCCGAACACGGCCGTCCGGTTGACGCCGCAGGGCACGGACATCCCGGCGCCCCCGGCGGTGGACTCGGTGGCGGGGGTATGGCGCAACCCGGGCTGGCTGGTCGCGCAGCCCTACCAGTACGACACCACGCAGGTGATCGTGTGGGAACGGAACCAGGGCAACACCCGCACGACCTCGTTCATCACACCGGCCCACCCGGCGGGCGTCGTCAAGCACTGCACGCTGTCGTTCAACAACGTCACCCGTGACTTCCGGGTCTACGCGGTCGGCACCAGCACCAACCTGCTGCACTACGTCGACTACATCCAGGCGACCGGCACGTGGACCGGCTGGTCGACCGTCACCGCCACCGCCGTGGCCGGCATCGACAACTACTCGGTGCGCCGCGAGAGCTTCGGCAGCGCCCGCTACGACGTCCTCTACCAGAACGGAGCGGCGTCGCCCTGGAACGTCACCCACGTCTCGCAGGACCTCACCTACGCGCCATTCACGCCCACCTGGCGCTTCGGCGAGGGCGGCAACAACCTGGAGGCCAACGGCCGGGCGTGGGACACCACCCGCGACCTGGACCTGCGGTGGACGTTCAGCGACCCGGACACCGCCGACACCCAGTCGGCGTGGGCCATCAGCCGGCAGATCGGCACCGGCACCATCCAGTACCTGCGCGCCTCGGACAACACGTGGCAGGCCACCGAGCAAAAGAACGTCGGCGCGACCACCGCCCGCACACTGCCCGGCTTCCTGTGGGGGCTGACCTCCGACCCCAACCACAGCTACCGGGTCAAGGTGTGGGACTCCACCGACGCGGCGTCGGTCTACTCGGCGGCGCTGGTGGTCGTCCCCTCCGGCAAGGTCAACCCGTCGATCACCTCACCCACCCCCAGCCAGATCATCACCCAGGACAGCGTGACCGTCACCTGGACGGCCGCCGAACAGACCGCCTGGCGGGTCCGGCTGAAGATCCTCGCCGAAACGGTGTACGACTCGGGGTGGCGGGCCGGCACCGACACCAGCCACACCCCCGACCTCGCCCTGGGCGACGGGTTCTCCTACGGGGCGGTGGTGGAGACGCGCAACCTGGAGGGCCTGGCCAGCGACGAACAGCAAGTCATCTTCTCCGTCGACTTCGTCGAGCCGGCCACCGCCACGGTGACGCTGACCCCGCTGCCGCAGCAGGGCATCATCCGCGCCGCCATCACCAACACCGCCCCGGTCGGCGCGCAGCCCGCGGTCGCCCGCCAGGAGCTGTACCGGCGGCCGATCCTCAACCCGTACATCGTCGACCACGACTTCGAAACCGCCGACCTGTCCGGGTGGGCGGCCCCGTACGCCGGCGCCGCCGTGCGCACCAACACCCGCGCGCACAAGGGGTCGTGGTCGTATCAGCTCACCAGCGACGGCACCGACGCGCTGGGCTCCCACGTCCAGACGGTGCTGATCCCGTGCATCGCCAACGTCACCTACTACCTGGACATGTGGGCCACCGCCAGCGTCCTGAAAAACACCTTCGCGCAGCTGCGGTGGTACGACAGCGCCGGCACGTTCGTGGCCGTCTCCGACGGCATCGGCAAGCCGCCGCCCGCCATCCACGCGTGGGAGTACCGGTGGGCGGTCGGGACGGCCCCGGGCAACGCGACGCACATGCGGCTGTGCGCGGTGCTGGACAGCGTCCCGGTCGCCGGCGATGTCATGTGGGTCGACGAGGTGCGGGTGCGGGTCAACGACCCCGACCAGGGCGTGCGGGTCGCCGCGGGGCTGCCCAGCAACGCCACCTTCGACGACTGGCAGGCCACGTCGGGTGTGGCCTACGAGTACCGGGTTCAGGTCCGTGGGGTCAACAACGCAACCGTCGGCGGCGTGTGGACCGCCTGATGAAGGAGAGGTGCGACCGATGACGCACGTGGCGAGCGCCGATGGCTTCACGGCCATGTTCGCGGCCAAGCAGGACCAGGACTGGTCCGGCGGTGACCAGGCCACCAGCGTGTCCGCCGGCGGGCACGTGTACTGGCTATTCGGGGACTCGATGCTGTCCGCCGGGGAGACCGCGGCCGGCGCGTACCCGGCCGGCACGGTGATGGTCAGCAACCGCATCCTGCGTCAGCACGGCGGCGACCAGCTGGTCAACGCCGTCGCCGGGGGCGGTGTCGGGGTGCCGGACCCGGCGACGCACACCCCGCAGAACCAGGAACGCTACTGGCCGCAGGCCGGGTTCACTCTCGGCGGCAAACTGTACGTGCTGGCGCAGCGGGTGCTGGCCAAGCCGGTAGGCGATGGTTTCACGTGGGCCGGGGTGGAGATGTTCCGCTACGGCATCGGCGCGGACGGGCAGCTGACCCTGGAGGCGGTGGTGGCCACGCCGTCGACCGGCGTGACCGGCCGGCGGGGTGTGCCCGCCAGCGTGCAGTGGGCCGGTGAGGCGGTGGTCGACGGCGGGTTCGTGTACGTGTTCGGGCACGTCGAGGCCGACGGCAACCCGTACGTCGTGCACTACACCTACCTGGCGCGGGTGCCGACCGGTCAGGTGGAGGTGCCGTCCGCGTGGCGGTTCTGGGCCGCGTCGACCGGCCAGTGGGTGACGCAGGTCAGCCAGTGGAACACCGACCCGGCCAACCAGCGCGACGCGATCGTGTCGTCGCAGGTGTCCTCAGCGAAGGTGCTCGGCGGCCGGTGGGTGTTGCTGCACAAGCCGTGGAACGGTTTCGGCAGCACCGTGTACGCGGAGACCGCGACCGCGCCGACCGGCCCGTACACGCGCACCGCCCTGTTCGAGTCGCCGGCGGGCACCTGGCGGGGCCGCGAGTACGTCACGTACTGCCCGCAGCTGCATCCGGAGCAGCAGTTGGCCAGCGGAAAGACGCTGGGGTCGGTCGCGTGGAACGGCAAGGCCCTCGCGGACACGATGGCCGACGCCGACCTGTACAAGCCACGCTTCGTGGAGGTGGTGTTGCCATGACGTCGGCCCCGGCGAACCTGCTGGCCGTCCGGAATCTGTTGCTCACCTACCTCAACGTCGACAAGAAGGCCGTACGCGGCGACGACCTGGAGCCGGCGGAGGTCGGCATCGTCGGCGACGTCAACCACCGCGGCGGCTACCACTGCGGCTCCGACCGGGTCGTCACGAACGACTACTCGGTGGTGGAGTCCACCCGGGACCGGTCCGGGCTGACTCTGCACGCGTCCGCGCTGGACGTCGGCACGTTCTCCGTCCGCTCCGGCGGCGGCACGCACAACCTGCGGACGTTCTCCGCCTGGATGGTGGCGCAGTGCGCGGCGAACGCGGCCGACACCCGGGACATCCGGGAGATCATCTACTCCCCGGACGGCCGGACCGTGCGGCGCTGGGACCGGCTGGGGCGGCGGACCAGCGGCGACAGCAGTCACCTGTTCCACACGCACTTCAGCTTCTTCCGCGACTCCACGAAGGCGGGGCGCGACCAGACCCCGCTGTTCCGCCGCTATCTGACCGCGATCGGAATGATCGCCACCACGAAACCGGAGGACGACATGGACGCCAAGCAGTTCCTGACCATCCTGCGCGACCCCACCGTCGTCGCGCAGCTGCGCGCCATCCCCTGGCAGTACAACGGCCGCGGCCTGGCCGACAACGACCTCACCCCCACGGGCAACATCTCCACCCTCGGCGCGCTCAGCGAGACCCTGCGGATCGTCCGCGCGATCGCCGAGAAGGTGGACATCGACCCGGCCGAGCTGGAGCAGATCCGGGCCGCAGCCCGCGAGGGCGCCGTGTCGGCCGCGGACGCCCTGGTGGCCGCCGTGCTGGCGAAGCTGCCGCCGGGCACGCTGACCCGCGACGACGTGGAGGCCGCGGTCCGGGACGCGTTCGCCGGCGGCCTCGCCCCGGACGCCGGCTGATGGTCGCCCGGCCGCGCCGCTGGTCCCGGGTCGTCGGCTACGCCGCCGTGGCCGCGGCCGGGGTCGGCGCGGCTGTCGTCCCCGACCCGCGCGTGACCGACGCCACCGGCGCGCTGGTCTACCTGTGGGCGGGGTTCCTCATCCTCGGTGGCATGTCGGCGGGGCTCGGTGCGCTGACCGATCGTTGGCTGGGGGAAGCCCTCGGCTGTCCGCTGCTGTCGACATCCCTGGCCGCGTACGCGGTGGTGCTGTTCGCCACCGGCCAACCGGCGGCCATCATCGGCGGCCTGTTCCTGGCAGGCATGGCGTTCCTGATGTGGGCGCGTAGCCGCGACATCGAGCTGTTACGGCGGGAGGCCACCCGGGCGGCCCGTCTGCGCCGGAGGGAGGCGTAGGTGACTGTCACGCAGGCCGTCGTCACCATCGTCGCCGCGCTGCTGACCACCGGCGGTCTCGCATGGGCGCGGGCACTGCTACGCGGTGTCGGGTCTGTGCGCGCCGGCGTGCGCGCCACCGAACGGGCGGCGGTCGCGGACCTGGCACAGCGGGCCGCCGATGCCGAGGACGACCGGGACTACTGGCGTAACACCGCCGGCGGCTACGCGTATCAGCTACGGCTAGCCGGCGTCGTACCGGTTCCCGCCGATCCCGTGCCGCCGTCGGCCCGGCGTCGCAGCCCTCGTGCAGACCAACGACGGCTGCACGCACAACCACCTCAGGAGGATCCCCCTGACTGACCCGGCTACAACAACTCAGGCGCGGTACCCCTGGCGGGCCGTGCTGCGCAACATCGTCGCGTACATCCCGCCGGTGGCGATCATGCTGCCCGAGGCGGCGAAGGCCGCCGGTGTCGAGCGGGTGGCGTGGGTCGCGGGCATCCTCGCGGTGGCCGGCGGCATCACGCGCGTCCTGGCGGTGCCATCGGTGAACGCGTTCTTCCAGCAGGTGTTCCCGCCGCTGGCCGCCGCGCCGAAGCCACCAGACGGGGGCCGCTGACCCATGTGGCCGTTCCGACGCGGCGCGAGAATCGACCGGCCGGTCCGCCTCGCGGCCGACCCTCGCCTCTCCCACGGAGCCTGCGACCCCTGCGCCGCCGTGCCGGTCGCGACCCCACCGACGATGCCGCACTGCGACCAGGCGGTGCTGCACGCTCCGGGCGAGTGCACGTTCTGCGACGCGTACCCGGAGTGGCAGCAGCTGCGCCAGCTGTGGGGCATCGCCTTCACCGGCAGGCAGCCGCGCATCGACCGGGAGCGGCCGTGGCTGTCCGAAGTGCGCTGCCCATCCGATGCCCGCTGGCCAGGCCGCGTGAACCAGGTGTGGCCGGGCAATCAGCCTGGCTAATCCGCAGGGGTGCACCTAGTGCATTGGGGGCGTATAGTCCGCATACTCCTTCCAATCCCCCAGGGAGGCTTCCCCATGACCGCGGACCCGCCACCTCTCCGCAACCCGTTCCCCCAGCGAGGCAGCGTCAGGAAGACCGCCTGGCGGGTGCCGATGGATGACGCGGTGACGGCCGCCACGGCGGCCGGTTTTCGGGTCACTCCGCGCAGCGGGCCGTCCAGGGTCCATGTGCAGCGCAACCTGTGGACCGCGGCCACCATCAGACCGACGCACGGCGGAGTCGTCGTCAAGCCCGCCTGGACGCCGGCGCAGATCGCCGTTGTGATAGTGGTCCTGGCCCTGCTGTTGTGCGGCGGAGGAGTGCTGTAGACCCATGCCTCACCTTGTCAGGCTCCGACCTGGCGTAGACCGCCAAGCCGTCCTCACTGAGCTGCGCGAGATTCGGGAACTGCTGGCCGCAATCCAGAACGATCAGCGCCTACTCTCCCCCGTTCACCGCCATCAGGGGTGGGCGCACGCGTTGGTCACGTACCAGACATGGGCGCACGACGCCGCACGCAAGCTGACCGACCAGATCAGTAGCGAGGATATCGAGCGTTTGGTCCTGACACCTCGCTACTGGCTGTTACAGACAGCCGATACCGAGGCCCGGCGACTGCTGCTCAGCATCGAACTTGCGGAACGCGTCGACGCCCTGGACGACGCTATCTCGGCACTCGACGCGCAGATTCAGCGCTGGTCGACGCCCGAGGTGTTTGCCGTTGCCGACACCTCCTTCTACATCCAATCCGCCGACACGCTGGACAAGGTGAACTATGCCCAAGTGCTGACCGCGGGGTTCGCGCCGGTGCGCCTACTGATCCCGATCATCGTGATCGACGAGTTGGACGGGCTAAAAAAGTCGAAGGACCCACGCGTGCGAAGCCAGGCGCGGCGGTGCCTCGCGATCATCGACCGACTGTTCGCCTATGCCACCGACCTGCCCATGACACTGCGCCCACCTCACGACATGGGCGGCCGTGTCACGCTGGAACTGGTGTTCGACCCACCCGGGCATGTCCGGGCGGACATCGCTGACGATGAGATCGTGGACCGAGCAACGGTCATCCAGGCGCTCGCGGGCGGTGCCCTCGCCGGCGGGAAGCTGAAGTTCGTCACCTTCGACACCAGCCAGAGCTTCCGCGCCCGTCATGCTGGGCTGGAGACTGTGAAGCTCCGCGACCCGGAGTGACTGCAATCCGAAGTCAGTGGTAGCGGGTACCCTGCGACTCCAGCCTGGCCCGCACCTCGGCTGCATGTTCGGCGGCCACCTGCATGTCGGCGCCGGCCGCGTCCAGCAGCTCGACGGTCGGCCCGCTGATGCCGTGCGGGTCGGCCATCGCCACACCGGCCTGGATGCCCAAGAGCTGCGGGTCGGTGGTCACCTGGTGCACCGCGGCGAATCGCCTCGGCGCGGGGCTTGTCGCGGTCGGTGCCATGGCCATAGCTGGCGACCCCGGACAACTCAGCGAGGATCAGCCGGTCAGCTTGCGGCAGGGAAGGCACGTGCACCATGGCCTTGACGATACGGCCGGAAAACGGAGGCGCCCCACCGTCGGTGGGGCGCCTCCGTTTTCGCTGGGCGACCGCTCTACATGCCCTGGGGGGACTGGATGTGCGATGCTCGGGCACCCTCGTACACCGCGGTCTGCCCGGCGGGCCAGCATCCGAGGGTGTAGTAGCGGGTCCACAGATTCCATACGAGGCGCCACTGATCGCTTGACAGGTCGGGTGTCTCGACTGGCAGCCCGAGGCTTTGGGCGTAGCCGGCCGAGATGACGGCGCTGTGGCTCTTCGACTCCCCGATCAAGGGGCCCTCCAGCTGCTCGGCCAGGGCGCGCACCTGTTCGTCCGTCTGGTCGCCGGTCCTGCATCTCAGGGCTTCGTCGACCAGAGCCTGGCTGCGGGCGAGGGCGCTCCGCGCCTGCTGCACCATGATCATATTGACTTCGGCCAGGAGGTTCGCGAACAGGGGGAACGTGTCGGGAGCTACCCTGACTCGGGCCTCGGCCTCATCGATCGCCGCCACCAGCTCCTTCGCGCCGGCCAGGCCGCCGTGGAACTGAAACTGCGGGTCGACCGGGCCGAGGTCACCGTTGGGCCCCATGACGATGTGGTCGGCACCGAGACACAGCAGGGTCGCCGCGGACTTCGCCATGTCCGGCACGATGACGGTGAGTTCGGTGCACCGCTGCTGCATGGACCGCACCATGCGGATCGCTGCCTCACCGTCACCGCCCGGAGATGCCAGCAGCAGGTGCAGTGGCATCTCCGGGTCGGCGTCGAACAGCAACTCTTCGAGCAAGGTCATGTTGTGCGCGAAGATCGCGTCAATCATGACGATCAGGTTGGCACCGGTCAGTTGGTTGTACTGGGTGATCAGGCTCTGGCGGGCGTACCTGCCGGCATGCTGCGCGGCGAACAGCGGCGTCCGCTTGACGACTACCGGCGCTACGAGGCCATCCGGCCCACTGCTGGACGGAAGCTGCCCACCTTGCCCTCCCGCTGCTTGCGGCCGGCCTCCCTCGCCTCCGCTGCCTTGCGGATCTTCGCTCGCCAGTTCGGATCGGTGGTGGCCGGGCGGCTCAGGGGTACGCTGTCCTGGCGTTTCTGGTCGCTGGTCATCTGTGTCTCCTGCCTGACGGGAAGGACCATTATGACGGTGACCACTGACTTCCATTATCCCCCCACGGGTTACTTCCGGCACGTTTTCGGCCACAGACAGTCGCGGCCTACAGGCTTAGCGCAGCTAGTGCACCCGCGTCAATGAAGAAGCGGTCAGGAACAGGTTGCGGCGCGCCACGCCTGGTACTTGTCGGCGACCTTGGCGACGGCCGCCTCAACCGCTGCGGCTTGCTCGTCATCTACGCCGGACCCGATGACCACCTGCGCGTTCACCACACTCAGCTCGAAGTTGTACCCCGCGATCGCCGCCGCGAGGTCCTTCGACGGCTGGTCGTTGTAGCCCCTGACCGCGTCGAGGTAGCTGTCCCCGTCGTCCATCGCCATCTTGACGGTGACCTCGTTCAACGCCTTCACGTCAGCGGCTGTGCTGGGCAGGCCGAGTCCGGCCCACGCGTTGTGCGCGCGGTCGATGTTCGTGCACTCGACCTGGTCGGCCGCGGATCTGGTGGACGGAGTGGCGACCGCGGCGGCGCTTGTGGCCACCGCGGCGCGGGGCGTCGGGTCCGACCCGCCGCGGCCTAGGGCGAAGGCGACCACGGCGATGACGATGACGGCGACGCCGGCGGCGACGGCCAGCAGGAAGGGGCGGCGACGCGCAGGCGTGGGGGTGCCGGCCGGTGGCGGGGGGAGGTCAGTCATGGCGGCAGATCCTAGTGCTCGATGTTCAGCAGGTGCGTCATGTGTCGCATCTTGTACTCAGGCCACAAGCGACTGTGGCCATGGGCGCGTCACCAGCCGCGGGCGTTGTATTCCTCCACCGCCCGCCCGGCCAGTACCGGTCCCAGGATCAGGTAGGCGATCCACGTCAGCGGCATGGTGAACAGACCGACGCCGATAGAGATCAGGCAGAAGTTGACCCAGAACAGCACCCAGAAGCTGACCATGATGACCACGCCCTGGGCGGTTCTACCGGCGTAGATGTTGCCCACGCCGAAGATGCCGATAATGCCCAGCACCAGCTCCAGCGCGACGGCCACGCCCGAGGATCGGAGGGCAACGGCCGGCAGGTACGCCGGCCTGGGGACGGGCAGCGGACCCCACTGTGGTCCCTGCCGTGGTGGCGGCGGCGGCGAGTATGTCATGGCGCGGGCCCTCAAGTGTCGGTCCAGTGCGGAGGCGTGGTGGTGGGGCCAGGTCGGGGGACCACCCCCTTCCCGACCTGGCCCCTGTTCAGAGCGGCCGTCAGGCCGTAAACCGCGGCCGACGGCGGCGCGTCACAACCACCCCGCCCGCGCCGAGCAGCAGCGCCCCCAGGCCAATGCCTGCGAGCATGCTGCCGTCTATGCCCGTGCGCGGCAGCTGCGCACCGCCGCTGTCGCCGCCCCCACTGGCGCCGGGCGTCGTCGACTTGGTCGGCTTGGGCTTGGTCGGTGTCGAGCCGCCCGGGTGACGCTTGTAGGACTCGCAGCCGATACCCGGCTCGCCGCCAACGTCCAGCCGCCACGGGTCGCTGTCCCCGACCAGCTTGACGCGGTATCCGATCTCGGGGCAGTTGACGTCGCCCCGGCCGCGGAAGCGGTCGCACAGATTCTGCTTGGTGCCGTCGTAGACGTACGCCCCGCAGTCGCCAGGCGCCGCCTTGGCCTGCTGGGCCGGCGCCGCCTTGGCAGGGCCGACCTGGTCGACCACCGGGCCATCCGGTGTCACCGTCTCGACTGCCGTGGCGGGGCTGGCCGGGGGCGCAGTAGTCGCGTACGCAGGACTGGTCAGTGTCAGTGTGTGGCGAGGGTCAGTGTGCCGAGCAGGACCCCGGCCGTTCTCCAGGACTTCAAAATCGATCTCCTTGATTGGGTTCGGAATCGGGCTCAACGTAGATGCACCATGTGCACTAAGTCAAGGAGACGCGGGGTGTCGGAAATGGCCCCGCTCACGTCACTTGATCTGCGGTTCCGTGATCGCAGATCGGGCGTGAGCGGTCGAGCTGAAGCCGCAGCAGGAACGCCAGCGTCCGGGCCTGGCCGCGGGTGAGGACTACGGCGGTGCCGTCGGGGAGGGTGACGGCGAGGCTCGGCGGCGCGCCAGCTACCGGCTCGCTGAGGGCGACCCAGACCTTAGCCGCGGGCTCGGTCATCGGCGCGGCGTGCTCCAGTTCAGACGGTGGCGGTTCGGGCCAGGTCGGGTCGAGGATGCCCGCGAAGAGCGGAAACGGCACCTCCGGCCCGACCTGGCTGATCAGGCGGCGGCCCACGGCTCCGCCATGCGTCGTCGGAGGTCGGCCAGGTGCTCTTCCTGGTCACGCATGACTTCGTGCAGTGTCATTGCGTCTGCTCTGGCGGCAGCGTGGGGCCGATCGCCGCCGGTTCGGCGGTGATGCGGCCGACCTCGACGCGCCAGTGGGGCGCGGCCTGGTCGGCGGCGTGGCAGACCGCGCGGCCGGCGGCCAGCGGCGCGGCGGTGATGTCTTGAGTGTCGACGCTGAGGGTTATCTGGCAGGTGTGCGTGTCGAAGTGACCGGTGGCCGTTGGCGCGGTGATGCAGCCTGCCTCGTGGAGCGCAACGAGGTGCGCGCGGAGTCGATCGATGAAGGCCGGTAGGGAGGCGTCGCCGGGCGGGGTGACCCACAGGGTGAGTTTGACGGCGAAGAGAGGCATCGTCGCGTCACCCCCGTTCCCGCTTGTAGCGGATCCGGTCGGCGCTTGCGGCGATGAGGCCGAGCAGGTCCGACGGTCGGTCGCCGAGGCCGGGTTCGCCGGCGCCGCGGCTGGCGCCGGTGGCGAGGTCGTACAGTTCAGTGGCAGTGAAGTCATGTAGGCCAATGGTGAGCCGTTCGTCGTCCAGGTCCTCCAGGTACCAGCTGTTCTGGGATCCGGGCGCGGTCATGGTCGCCTCCGTTGCGGTGCGGGCGAAGGGGGCAGCGGCCCCGCCCGCCCTGCACCGGGGGGGAAGGGGCAGGCGTCGCACACTGCGGGGCCGCTGCCGTCGTCTGCCGAAGGGCTTGGCTCACCCCGGCAGACGGGTCTACAGGGCGCCCTCGAACAGGGCGGTGGCGTCGTCGAAGCTGGGCTTGACCGTCAACGCGATCTTCGACGTGTCCTTGGTGGCCGCGGAGAACGCCATCTTCGCGGTGCGCTTCTGACCCGGCGCCAGCGTGCCCTCGAACCCGGTGATGCTCTTCTCCACGTCGATCACCTGGTCGGCCTGGGTGCCTTCCGCGCCGAACGCCGCGGTGGCGGTTACCAGGGTCAGGTCGAAGGGCTCCTTGGTGCCGTTGGTGATCGTCACCTCGATCAGCACGGCCGTGTTGCCGCGCTGGTGCCCGGCGGAGGTGGCGGCCGGGGTGAACTTCTTCGGGGCCTTGGTGGAGACGGCCAGCCCATCCTTGAAGGTGACGGTGCCGCTGCCCATCTTCGCCACCTTGGGCTTGTCGTCGGCCGCCGGCGCAGCGTTGCCGCCGTTGTCGGAGACGGAGCCGGTGTCGGTGGATCCGGCCCCGCAGCCGAGGGCGACCACGCCAGCGAGGACGACGCCGACGATGGCGACGTAGTTGCGGTTCTTCACTTCTTCTCCCGTGATTGATGTGGTGGCGCGAGGGTCAGCGGGCCAGTACGACGACCAGCAGCACGAAGCCCAGGACCAGTAATGAGATCCCGCCGAACAGCACGAACGGCCACCACTCCCGGCGCCGGGGGTGTGCAGTGTGGGCAGGATGACGCGACGCGCTGCTGATCGGCGGGATCGGGTCCTCGGACCGGGGCGGCTGCCATTCCGGCGGCGTCTGGGACATGGCGACTCCTAGGGCGGAGGATTCAGCGCATGTGGGCCGTTGCGGCAGCGGTGACGGCCCGACCCGCCCGCGGCGCGAACGCGCGGACACGTCGATGACTCCTCGGTGACAAAGGGGGACCGGGAGCCAAGCCCGCAGACCCGACCCCCGGCCGGGCGTGCCCTGTGCCCCTTGGCGCCAACCCAGGTACACAAGACGACCGCCCAGGGCTACGGTATGTGCACTTAGTTCATTGAGTCAACGGCGAGGTTGAGGGAACCTAGTGCACGTGATCTCATCGGGGCGCCAACCCAGGAGTGACATGCCCCGACGAATGACCTACCGCGAGATCGCGGACGACATTGCTGCGCGCATCGCCACCGGCGAGTACCCGCCGGAGTCGAAGATCCCGTCGTACAGCCAGCTAGCTGCGCTGTACAGCGTCTCCATAGCGACTGTCCAGCGTGCCGTCATGGTGCTGCACGCGAGGGGCGCGATCTATGGAGAGCCAGGTCGGGGCGTCTTCGTCAAAGGCCAGGACTCGTAGCGTGATGCCGATGCGTGGCGCGGACGTTACGCCGACTCCACTCGGCCGCAACTTGGCCGGTTTGCTGGGAGCGAGCCCACACGTCGGTTCGTTTCGCCACGTTATGTGGCCTCGCCCAGCTCAGAGCGCACACATGAGCAAAGCTTCATGTTGCGCCATTTGCACAAACGGTCCGCGGATACGGCTGGCAGTTAAGACATACCTAAGTCGCCTGTCACGGCTACTTAATCTTCGTAAGCGGCTTCACAGCTCACGAACACCGCTTCCGGTGTCGGCTCTCCCCCCGCCCGTCATGGGTCCGCTGGTGCGTCACATGTCGCCCCCGGGATCGCCTGCGCGGCGGCGCAGCGGAGGGGTCACAATCTGGGTGCCAGGAGTCCGGTTCGGCCGGGGACCGGGGCCGGTCGGCGAGGGCCCGCGGGGACGCCTCGACACCGTGAGGCGCGGGCCGCTGGCATCTCGACAGCGCGGCGGATCCCGCTAGGCTGAACACCCCCCGGACGAACCACGCGGAGGCACGCGATGGACTTCCTCGACCTGCTGGTGTCCGCGCTGCTTCTGCTCCTGCCGGCGGTCGTGCTGGCCATGGTGCTGCTGGCGCTGGTGCTCGGGCCGGGTAAGGTCCGGCAGTGGTGGCGGAATCGCCGGTCGGGGGCGGGGGAGTTGTAGTCGTCCCCGACGCCGGCCCCCCGCCTCCGGCCGCTCCACGGCTCACCGCTGTGCGTCGATCAATCCCTGCCGTGCCACAGCAACGGTGGCAGCAGGCAAGCGCACTCCCGACGGGACACGCTCCACGAGGTCGCGGTAGCCCAGGGCCTCGGCGAGGGTGTTGATCCACGCGACGGCGTCTTCGACCTCGCCAGCTGGCCTGCCGACAGCCTCCGCGACATCCTGCACCGGGCAGGTCTGGTCGGGGTGGTCGATCAGGTGCCGGACGATGCCGATGCCGGTGCTGTCGAGCTTGCGCAGGAGGGCGCGGGCGTCGAAGTCGACATCCCGGCCGCCGACTTCCCAGACGCGCGTCGGATTGTTGGCCGGATTCTCGTCGAACATGCCGCCCTCACCATCCCTTGCCGTCTCGGCAGCCGCGGCTACATGTCGCAGTAGTCCGTGGCCCGCCCGATGTACGAGCCGGTCGCTTCGTAGTAGGCCGTCACCCACAGCATGTACCGGGCCCCACCGATCAGGGTGCCATGGTCGCCGGTGGGGGTGCTCCAGGACCCGGTCGATGAGGTCCACGGCCAGTTCTCGGTGGTCTTCCACCACTGACCGTCGATGAACAGGTCCCGGTAGACGTCCACCTGCTTGTTGGCCTGGGCGCCCACGCCCCAGCCCTTGTCCTTCACGTACATCGTGGGGATGTTGAAGCAGTTGATGTCCGCGTAGACGATGGCGGCCATCGGTTGTGGGCTGGACTGGGCCAGCTTCAGCCGCGCCAGGGCGCCCCGCTCGTCGGTGCGGAACAGGTCCGATGAGGGCTGCCCGCTCTTCGGGCTCTGCGCGTCGTTGGCCGCGGCGGAGGTCGCGGTGATGGCCAGGATGGTCGTGATGGCGAGCAAGATGGCGGTCGTGCGCCGCCCTACCCGCAGCACTACTCGTCGCATCGCTTTCCTTCCTCTGTGTGACCAGGAAGTGCTGATGCTGTCAAAGCTCATCGACACATGGAACCTGTTCTATTCGATGGTGATTCCCGCGACCAGCAAAAAGGCGCAGGCAGGCAGGACGCGCACAAAGTGCACTTAGTGAGGGCTGCCTACTCACGTACGTCATCCGTCGCAGGTGGCGGTCGGCGACGGGGCCTGCGCCGAGTCGGTGGCACCACTGCGGCCGGCCCGGCCGGCGGCGGGTCCGGCGGCGACGATCGCCACCTGCGGCAGGTCGGCCGCCGTGGCGGCGATCACCACGTCCGCGTGGCCCTTCGACGCCGCCGCACGCGACTACCAGCGCGCCGTGTCCGGCATCGAGACCGCGCCAAGCGGCACGTGGAGACGGCCCGGGAGCGCCGACGAGGCGCGGGCGACGCTGCACGCCGCGATGGTCCAGGCCGCGCTGGCCGGCGTCCGGCCGGTGGAGATCGAGCGACGGACCGGCTACACCAAGGAGCGGGTGCGCCAGATCCTGCGCGCCGGTGGCGTCGAGCCGGACTGGCGGCCACCCCGGCGCAGATAGTGCGCCATGTGAATGAAGTGTCACGCACCGTTGACTCTGCAACTTGCGCCTGGCGAAGAATGCGTTGGGTGAGGGTGTGGCTACTGGCGACGATGACGGGGGTGGGTACGCTACTCGGCGCCGATACCGATCTGACGCCATCGCCCAGCCTGCCGGCCCTGCCCCCGCCATCAGCGCCCAAGGTCGTCGACACGCAGCCGACCGAGCCCTCGCCGCCGCCTCCCGCTGTGCCGTCCCTCGATCCGACGTCGCTGCCGTCGCCGTCCGCGACATCCACTCCGCAGCCACCGGTCACCAGCCCGACGCCAGCGCCATCGACGATCGCACCGCAGGCTGCTGCGCGTGCCGTCCCGCCGCCGGCTGCGCCAACTCGGCCCCGCTCGCGCAGCTTACGGTCGCCCGTTCCGCTGCCGGCAACGACATCCGCCACCGCGCCGGAGCCGACGGTCGTCCGTCGTCCCGCCAGGACCGCCCGCGAGGAATCATCGGTGCCACACACGCCCGTCGGCGACCCGGTGCCGGTGGCGCCGGTGCCGTGGCTGACGGCGGCCACGGGCACGATATTCGGCGCGGCTGGCGGCGACACCGCGCTGCTGGTGTCGGGCACGCCTGTGAAGGCCCCGTCGACACCACCGCTGCGTCGAGGGGGTGCAGCGGCGGCCGTCGACTCGGTGGCCGTCAGCCGGCCCGTCGAGCGTGGCCCGCCCCCTCCCCGACTGTTCCTGATCACTCGCCAGTGCCAGAGGCCAGAGCTGATCAGGAGAGGTCCACATGGAGAGAGCCATGATATGGGTGCCACCGAACGTCGAGGCCCTGGCGCCGTCCGCGCTGTGCATGAACCACGTGCTGCACCGTGGCTACCGCTTCGAGGGCATCGTGCACGCCCCCTGGGAGGCCGTGGAGCGCATGATGGTCGACGGGGAGGTGGAGGTAGTCGTGATTGCCGACCCGGCGCACTTGCCGGCGGATCGCACACCTCGGATCGAGGTTGCCGATGGCCGGCCGATCTGGTCGGCGCTGCCGCCGCGCGGGGGCGGACCGCAGCCGCCGCGGCGTCGCCGTCCACACACCCTCGAATGAACGGTGGGCCCCGTCCGAACCGGACGGGGCCCACCGTTGTGAGATCAGTACCCTATCGCGGGGAGAACCAGCTCGACCGTCACCACGAGGATGACGACCGCCAGCGCCACGCCGACCAGGCCGGCGATCACCAGCGTCTTGGCAGTGCCCATGTGCTCCACCTCCCTCGGCGAGCCTCGAAGCGGATAGGTCCGGATGCCCGGCCGGTCAGTCGACGGGCAGCGGCAGGTTGTCCACCGCGGCGCGTTTGAGTTCCGCAGTCGTCTCGACGTAGATCTGCGTCGTGTTCAGCGACGCGTGGCCCAGCAGCTCCTGGGCGACGCGCGGGTCATTCCCAGCGGCCCGGTGCACGTAGGTGCCGTACCAGTGGCGAAGCCGGTGCATGGTGACGCCGCGGTGTCGCAGGGTGCGCTGAAGGTGGTAGTTCGCGCGTTCGCGCAGCTGCCGCCGGTCGGCGCGGCCAGTGCCGTCCGGGTGCCGGGCGATCGGCCCGTCCGGCAGGTCCTCGACCGCCGACCACAGCGGGGCGGGCGTCGGCACGATGCGCTCCCGGCCGCCCTTGCCCTTGATCCAGATGTTCTCGGCGGTGATGTGCTCCCGGTCGGCGCGGGAGATCTCGATGCAGCGCAGGCCGGCGCCGGCGGCCAGCAGGTACCACAACCGGTACGGATCGCGGGCACGGGCGAGGATGTCGCGCAGCTGGTCGTGCGTGATCGGCCGGGAGGCCCGGCGCGGGATCTTCACGGCCGGCAGATAGCGGCTGGGATCCCAGTCAAGGCGTGGGTCGTCGGGGTTGCAGGCCCAGCGGAAGTAGCCGGCGACGGCGGCGCGGTAGAGGGCGCGGGTGGCCGGTTCGCGGCCGTCGGTGTAGATGGCTGCCCGTAGTTCGTCGGCGTTGGAGTTGGCCAGGCTGTACGGCAGGTCGCGGTCGAGGCGGGTCAGCAGGTCCGCGTACGTGCTCAGCGTGTTCGGCGAGTGGTTGCCGTTTGCGCGCAGATCCTGGATGTACTCCTGGATGAACGAATCGGCCAT